AAGACTGGAAACGATGGCACTGGTGAAACGATCAGCTCCGATGATGCAAGTTCCACCACCCCCGGAGGCCACGGTCTCTGCATGTGTGGGGTTCTGCTCAGCGTTCTGATCGTCAAGCCCGTGGCGACGCCCGTGTTCCCGTAATCCGTAAGGGTGGGGGACGTTTTCGTACTAAGTGCTTTTTGCACGATGATGACGATGGCACCTTAGCAACTAATTACGCCGAGGGTGCGCCCTTGACTGTTGCTCAGCCCGCCGCTGCAAGCCCTCTTCAGGGGTCTGCTGATCGTCTGTTGCTTTGTCCCGCTGGGGCAAACTTCACTGGCCTGAACGGTACTACTCACACAGCCGCTGATGGCGCTGGTGATAACTGCTGGATTGTCGGATACGTCATTCGTGTAATCACTGACTCTACTGTCTCCGGAACCGGAGAGATTGAGTTTTACTTGTACGACCAACCCCGACTCACCCGGATTGACGGCTAAAGGAGGATAAAGATATGTCTAGTGTACCATCTGAAGTCCTCAACGAGCTTTTTGTTAGTAAGCTCGATTCTGAGGCCGGAAAAGAAAAGATTGCTGCCCTTGGTGGCGATTACATCCGTGACCGTTTACGTGAGGAGAGTTTTGCTCGCAAGATCCTCCCCCCGAAGTCGGTTTCTCGCTCTGACCTTCAGGTCAGTGTTAGTCACGATACCCTGGTTAAGATCGTAGAGGTCGAACCCCAGAGCCGTGCCATGTCGTTATCTTTCCGGGGTCAGCCCTCGGTTAAGTACTACACCGGCCCGCGTTTTGAGGTGCCCTTCCACACGGTGGGCTCCGAGCGATACGAGCAGACTGAGCAGGAATTGATGGCATACACGATGCCTATTACGGAGATCATCCGTCGTAACATCGTGAACGACATCCAAGAGGTTGAGGACACTGTGTTCTTGAACCACATGGAGTCGGCTTGTCAGTCCTTGCAACAGGATGCACAGGGTCTTACGTTTGGCAATACTTATGCCAATGCTGATTCTTTCACGGCTTTGAACGTGAATAACGGCGTTGCAGAGGTCGGCAAGTGTAAGGGTGTTGACGTTCTTCAAAACGCTAATGGGGCTTTGGCCGCTGACGCTGCGAACGACGAGGACCTTGCGTTCCCCGTCCAGAAGGATGACTTCATTAAGCTGTTCCAGCTTTTCACGGGCTCGGGTAACCGGGGTTCGCGTCTTCGCTGCGATCAGTTCCTGATGACTGATACCGATTTTGAGGATCTTAACGCCTGGGTCCATGCGGACATGGGTGAGAAGATTGTCGGTGAGACTACTGTTGATGGGTACAAGTACTCTACGGTCATTGGCCGTAAGTTCGTCCGTACCTTGAAGACAGATATTCTGCGACCCGGCAGCATTTATGCCTTCGCTGCTTCCGAGTATCTCGGTGGTTTCTTGCTTCTCAATAAGACGAAGTTCTACGCTGACAAAGAGCGTAACCGAGTTTCGTTTGAGGCGTGGGAAGATATCGGCATGTACATCGGTAACGTTGCTGGTGTTCGTAAGTTGGAGTTGTTTGCTGGATCTGTTGATCCGCTGACTGACCCCACTCAGAACCCCAATACGCGTGCCGCACGCTTGCCGGTTGACGAAGCCGACCTCGGTCAGAAGAACAACCTCGTTGAGGAAGGCCAGACCTTCCCTGCGGTGTCGTCCTTCTAGTGTTGTCCCTTGTGGGGGTGCCCCCTGGCTTCGGCTGGGGGGCACTTCCCACTTACTTTATTTGGAGGTAATAAAAGACATGCCTTACATCATTAAAGCATTGATTGGCGGTCGGAGAGATCCACTGCATAGGCCCAAAAAGGGCGGTAGGCATTTGTCCCCTGCCTCTCGACGCGCATATGGGCGGTTGACAATTGGGAACAGAACTATCAAGCGCGGAAAGCAGATTTCCGTCAGCGATACTGTTTACGAACAGTTCAAATCTAAAATCGACGCCTTGGCGGAAAGCGGGATCATCGCTTTAACCAAGACCGGCCAGACTAAAGGCGAATGGAAGCAGGAACAGCTTCACGCCCCGCCCCCGCCCGCTCCAGAACCGCCCGCACCAGCGCCGGAGGTTAAGGAAGAGGAAAGCCGTGGGGTAGTCGAAATTGAAATGGCCCCACCCGAGCCGGAGCCAGAAGTGGACGCAGCGCCTGAGCCTACTGAGATTGAGGAGCCCCCCGCCCCCAAGAAGCGCTCAAGCAGAAAAGCTAAGGCTGAGGAGGCTAAGGCTGAGGAGAAGGCCGAAGAGCCTCCCACGGAACCGGCTAAATCAAAGCGAAGGGGACGTCGCAAATCTAAGAAGGATGACTAATGTTTATTCGAAGCGAGAGAAAGGCTTGGAATATTGCAGGAGTCTATCTGACCCCAGGCTCAACCATGCCCATCGACCATGAGACGCTAAAAAAATACCAGCGTCTGGTTGACCGTGGTGATCTGGCCGTATTCGAAAAAGACCCTAACGCGAAGGCGAAAGCGGTACTCAAGGCAGAGTCCTCCGAGGACACCCCTAAAGAGAAACCGAAGGCCCGAACAAAGAGAAAGCGAAGCGCTAAGAAGAAGGTAGACGATGCCTAATGATCCATTAGTTCCTAGCGGGGATGCACACGGAATAGACGCATCCGCTAAAAAGGGGTTACCAAAAAAGCTGGTAAACCTCATTGCGCTGATTCGCGCAAAGCTTAGGGACTATCCGGAACTTAATCGTCTCATTGAGGGGAACGAAACCTCCGACCGAGAGATTGCATTCGCTGTAATGGAGGCCATTGATGACTTCAATACCTCACCCCCGCTCATTGGCGGCTTCGGGCTGGAGGATTTTCCCTCCACCTCCTTGCTTATTAGGGGCTCTATAATTAACGTGCTTGAGTCCGTTGGTCTCCTGCAAACACGTAACCAAATGAACTATTCAGACGGCCAAGGCATACAAGTTGGTGTTTCTGACAAAGCTCCCATGCTCATGAACTGGATTAATCTCTATACGAACCAGTATGAGCAGAAGAAGTTTCGTCTGAAACAGGCCATCAACCTTGGTGGCGCTCTGAATGGCACGGCAGTACCCTCCGAGTATGTGCTCGTGAACGGGTACTTTGATGACCTGTAGGAGAAACTGAGATGGCGCAGATTCCAAATAAAAACAAGGTAAGCATCACCATCGCGGGTACTGGTATGGTGCAAGATGTTCCTATCCCCGACTCTGGTATGTACACCAAATTTGCGATTTCGATTCCAGCCGCCAACGTGGATGCCGTAGGGGTCTTGCAGGGCGACCTTGGGAACGGGTTTTTAGATATCGTAAATGTTGATACAACCGGCGACGACGCCGTTGTAAGCGTAGGGCTTAGAGCGGGCGCTGTATCGATGGTCACTCTGGCTGCCCCATGTGCTGGCGGCGTTCAGCTTGGCGGCATAAACGTGAGCAACAACCAGACGGTTGTAGTCAATGTGATGATGACCGGGTCTCTATACAGTTCGGGGAGGAATTCATGAGCAACCCCTTTGATATTCTCGCCAGTGTAAATGATACCGATGACAACTACGCGGACAGGGTGGAGTTCTTCCTAAGCTTGAAGGAAAAGGTCGGCGCGTTAAACGTAAAAGCTGTGGCCAAGGATGAGGTAAAAGCTCTTCTAAAGTCTAAGGGAGTCAGTACCGCAAAGCTTAGAAGCTCTCTTGGCGGGAAGATGAATAAACCAAAAGACATCCCCGGTTATTCGTCTAAGCTTGGTCCGTCGGGAAAACAGGTAAAAGCGCCACCAGTCGAAAAGTCTAAAGATATAAAAGCACCTAAGAGCGAGACAAAGAAAAAGCTTGTCGAGGCTCTAAAAAGGATGAGCACGAAGTGATAAAAGTTTCGGACATACGGGTACGAAGTTTCGACGTAGATTATTTAGATATCTACTGGGACATTGAGCCTGCGTTCGAAGACTTGAATAATTACGAGTTTGTCGTAGAAAAGGCCGAGAGTGAATTTGGCCCATACGAGCCTTTGACCGGGCCTATTATAGACAAATATCACGTACGGGATATTACCCTCCGTGGGCGGTTTACATATTACACTAAAATATACTATCGTATTCGTGTCCGTAACCGAGAGACGGGGGATAGCTTGGTGTACCCGGAAACGGGTGGCGCGAAGCTGGCCGCTAAACCGGATTTAGCTGCTCTAGAGATGGCCAGAATAAACAACCTGCGACTGAAAGAGTTCTCCGGAAGGAAGCTGTGGATTTTCCCCAAAAGGAAAATGGGCCAGCGTTGCGGTCTCTGTTGGGACCAAACTTCAGGAAGAAAGACCCGGTCCCAGTGCCCAAATTGTTTCGATACCGCCTGGGTGGGCGGGTACCACGCGCCTGTAGAAGCATACGGTCTTATAGCCACGCCGAACGAACAGACTATTCATGCGAACTTTGGCAACGTTGAAAATGAGAATACTTCTTTTATGCTGGGTAACTACCCTGAGTTGTTTGAGGGGGATCTTGTAGTAGAGGCGGAGAATGTGCGTTGGCGCATCGCCGCTTCCGTGTCCAAGGTGAAAAAAGCTAGATCCATGGTACGACAACAGGCTGCTTTGCATAGAATACCCAAAGGGGATATCGAATACAGAATTCCTCTTAACCTTTCTGAGGATGAAGTCGGAATTTTGACAGCATCACCAGAAAGAAATTACACAAACCCTCAGACATTATCTGAGGCTAAATTATCTAACGTGTTAACTGACGTCTTTGGGAACCGGTCTTAGAATGCCCTCTTTAGCCAATGAAACCACATTTGTACTCCCAGAAGATAGGCTAGTAGTAGCTACTCGGGCGTGGCTGGTTTTTTTGCAGGGCCTTTTCAGAAGCCGTCCTGCAGGTTGTCAGATGTGGTCTCCCAATATTGATGAGACTGAGATTATAATTACAGATCAAAACCCCTCTCACTTAGAGAGCACTAACAATAGACCAATTATTTGCACAGCAAGGGGCCCAGCCACATGGTCAGGGACATCACTAAGTCAAGCGATGCAGCCAGTGTTTCACTCACCAAGAAAGGTGATGTCAGACATGATGGGGACATCGATGACGCTTAGTGTGGTAGCCAGAGAGGGCCTAGAAGCCCAGAGTCTGGCGTACTTGATTTTTAGAATGATACCTATCTTTAAGCCGCAGATTATGCGATTGGGAAGAATGCACGCTATTGGTAATAATATTACCTTGACCCAGGAAACCCAAATGGGACAGATTGTTCCAGGCTCATCTACACCTGAATGGAAAATGGTCCAGTTAATGATTCCTTTTTACATACAGGATGTAATATCGGCAGATGAGAAGGACTTCTACTCGATGGTGCAAGCTGTTAACCTACATATGGGTTTGGGATAGCAAACCGACAGGAGTAATAAAGAAATGGCAACGCTTACTCGTCCAGGCGTAGAGATCGCACAAGAAATTACTGCGGGTGCGCCTACAATTTTGACCCCAACTTTGGTTCCGTGCCTAGTTGGTCCTTGTTTTCAAATAGTCTCTCCTCTGACCGAGGATGGTGCTTTAAATACTGGCGCGGTTGTGTCAGTAGCAGCACTTCTCCAGAGTGACCAGCCGCTGCCCGAATCCCTGAGTTTATCAGGGAGAACGCTGCAGCTTAAGGTCAACAACGGTCAGGTTCAGACCATTAATTTCCCAGTAACTATTAACGGTGAGGCTATCGATCATGCTTTAACCGTTAATACGATCAACAAGCAGCTTACGGGCGCTGTTGCGGAAATTATCGGTGATAAACTGAACATCCTAACGAACTCGAAGGGTTCCAGTCAGAAGCTTGAATTGATTCTGATTGCTGACCCGAATGTTCGTGCTGACACGATTCTCGAACTGGACCACCTCCAAGGGCTGGTTATTTCGGGACAGAGTCAGTACTCGAACATTTCCTACACGGTGCCCTACTCCAGTTTCCCGTCGCCAATGGCCTCTGTGGACGAGGTGGTCATTTCGGACGAGAACACGAAGATGTACCGGTATTTTGGTGGCACTTTGAGAGAGTTCTCTGAGGACAGCGCCATTAATATCAATGCCTATTCGTGGGGACCGATGCAAGTTGCCAACTGCACCGTTGCCTCTTCGCATGGACCTGCCTATGGGGACTCCAAGTCCTTCATGTTTGGTAAGGTCAAGGCCGGTTCAAAGACCGACACCCTGCAGCACCTTGGGTCTGATGCATTTATGCACTTTCCCTTGTGTCACGATATTAGTCCTGATGGGGGCGAGTTAGCGGGGGCCACTCAATGGCCTGACCCAAGAGGGAAAAACCGACTCGTTATCAAGGCAGCGGGAATGAACGGCTACATGAGTAGCGGCAACATGGCGAACATGGGTGTCGCTGCGAGTGTGGGTACGGGCGGAAACGACCTTACTCTTACCATCAACCATGCAGCGCAGCCTGTTCCGGGAACCGTAGATTCTGCCGTAGTTGTTTACACTCCAGGCGCTGGTCTCGCGATCACAGTTTCTGACGACACAACGTTTGCCACTCTTGAGGCGGCAATCGACTCTGCTGATATTCCCGCTAATGAGGTTTCTGTTTCACTTGAGTACGACGTGGATGACCCCGCCGTAGCTACCGTGAGAGATTTCAGCAATGGGAGTCCCGCAGGATCTCCGTGGAATAACACGAAACAAGTTGCTGGGCTGGAACTGTCTTGGGGCTCTGACCCATACGACTTCTCCATCAATGCCCCGCTGACGCAGGGCGTCGGTGCTGGCGGCGTAGCTGACCAGGAAGATCTCTCTAGCGCATATGTTTGTGGAGCGATCCCTATTGGCGGAGACACTGCCGATGATCTTGGCATCGCTGGGGAGACTATTAAAATCTCTATCGACGGCGGTGTGCCCATTGAGCATACTTTTGTCGGCGGAGATGGCGTTGTGGCGGCTCTTAATACAGCCCTTACAGGGGTAGGTACCGCGACCACGGTTGGCTACAATCTAGCCAACCCGCTTGGCGAAAGCTTCCAGCCCCTTCGAATTCAGACTGATTCGGACAATGGGCACGACTCAACTATTGAGATCATTGTCGATAACGCTACGGTCACCCAAAGACTCTTCTCTGGGTCTATCTCGGCAACCTCTGGGGTTACAGCAATTGCGGCGCAGTCCGTCGCTCTTGATGAGGATCGTGGCGGGTTGCTTACGTCAGTCGCCTACAACAATGTTCCTGGCCAAAACGAGTCTGTTTATCAGCAGGCCATTGTCCCCGATACCGTAACCGTTCAGGTGGAGGGCGCTTTGGCTGTTCCGGCCATCTGTGCGGGAACTGACAACCTCATGGAAGGTGGTCAGGTAGGAACGGCAGCTAACGCTGCTGCGGAACTCCACCTTGACCACGGCACTGGTGACGTACAGGTTGACATCAACTTCCCCCTTAACGGTTGGGCTGATCTAACCACCGCCGCTGCTGCCATTCAGGCAGGAATCGTGGGCGCTGGTATCGACGGAATCGTGTGTGCTTCTGAGCACGCGGGAACGGTCGTTATCTCCCACTACGCTGCCAACCTTGGCGATACGTTGATTCTGAACTCCGCAAACACGGGCGCTGAAATTTCTGCCGCTCTTGGGAGTTGCTTTGACATTTCGTCTGCTTGCACCGCCGCCACGCTTACCCTGAGAGATTCTGGAGCTAGCCCCGCATTCCGAGTTGAATGTACCGCTGCTACTGGGCTCGGGAACCAAGTAAATGTCCCCGCTGGTTTAGACGAGTGGGTTATGGGTGGAGCAGAGGCAGCAAACACAGGCCGAGCAGCGACTCGAATTGATTACTCCTCTGGAGACATCAATATTGCGTTTGCTGGCGATGACTTTGCTGGCGCTTACGATGCGGCTCATCCCATTTCTGTGAAACTTGGTCCTGCACCAACGGCCACTGTTACCTATAACCGCTCTTGGGCAAACACTGTCCAAGCGTCTAAGCAGGCTTACACGGGCAAGCTGCACCACGGGAGAAGCCACCGAACAGAGTTGTCTGACTTTGCTTGGAGTGACGGCGTGATTCTTGGCCGCATCTCTGCTCTCGAAGCCTTCTCTGCCCCCGGAGGTCCCTACCCCGGAGCGCAAGTAGTCCTTTCCGAGTTTGCGATGGACAACAAGCAGCTACTTAACAAGTGGTACTTTGTTGCTGACGGGGTGGTGGCTGGAGCTACCGATAACCCACGCGTAGAGCCAGAAGCCCACGGCAATGACCTTGAGCAGATTTACACCATCAAGCACGCTCTCAATAGAGACTCTGCTGGTGTTGCAATCTCTGGCGGGGCGGACATCTATGTTGACTACACAGCCCTTCGACGGGATGTAACTGGTTCGGCTGCCGACCCAGGGTTATTAGTCTTTAATAGTATTGCCGAAGTTGAGGCAAACATCGGTCCTATCACCCCCGACAACCCGCTTGCATTTGGGATGTACTTGGCGTTCTTGAACACCACTAACATCAACATCGCAGCATTTGGGGTGGATGAGGTAACAGCCGATGCTCCGCAGGGGACCGTTAAGGCGTACGCAGAAGCTCTCGATTACCTTCAGTTGAAGGAAGTCTACGCGATGGCACCGTTGACCCACGACATGGAAGTGTTCAAGGTCTTCAACCAGCACGTAGTTGATATGTCGGCCCCCACGGGTAAAAAAGAGCGAATGACTATCTGCTGCCCAGAGCTTCCCTCTGAAAAGCCTTCTACCCTAGCGTTCTCGTCAACGGACTTCGAGGCAGTTGATATCGGAGGCGGGAAGTGGGAAATCACAGACGCTAACGGTGGAAACATCATGCTGGCTCTAAATGAGTCAACTGTGAAGGATTCCAACGGGCAGGCTCTTAGTGTCAGTGTTGGGGACTCTCTCCTTCCTGACCAAGATGTTTACCTTGACCGTGCTGGTGACCCGTACAGATATCTTGTTACAGGGCTGCCTGCCGCAGACACGATTCAAATCGAACCGACTAACGACGTGTGGCGTCCAGGTGTTTATGGCCCCGGGACAGGTGGAAACGATGACGCATATTACAACACCGCAAACCCCGTAGACTGGGCTTCAACCGGAGAAGCAGCAACCATCTTTGTCAGACAGGCGGCTACTGATCTAGCTACCACTGGCGGCAAGTTGGCTACCTGCGAAACTCTGGCTGAGATCGCCGGTGGTCCTACAGGGTTCCAGAACAGACGACTTGTTTTGGTGCTCCCTGATCAGGTTGGAGTCTCTCTCGGCGGTCTCGAAGCTGCCGTTTCCGGCTACTACCTCTGCGGTGCCATCGCAGCCATGATTGGTCAGCAGAACCCGTCGCAACCGTTTACCAACCTTCCTATGGTTGGCTTTACGCGCCCGATTGGTTCCAACGATCTGTTTAGCGAAAACGCTATGGCAACCGCTGCTGCCGGTGGCATTTATTGGATTATCCAGGACAACCCTGGTGGGGCTTTGGTGTCAAGACACCAGTTAACTACAGACCTCACTTCCATTAAGACCAGAGAACTCTCTATTCTTAAGGCTGTGGACTACGTAGCTAAATTGTTAAGAACCCAGGTGCGGCGCTTTATTGGCCGTAACAACATTACTAAGCAACTGCTCGAAGCTATCTCTCTTGGGATGCAGGGAGCGCTTGCTAGTGTGACTGGCTCTGTTGTGGCTGAGGCAACTCTTGATTCTTTGACTCAAGACGCTGATCAGCCGGATACTATTAGAGCGGAAGTGACTTTGGTTCCGTTCTATCCCGCAAACTACATTAAGATCACTATTTACGTGTAATAGACCCCGCGTATAAGGAGAAAGAAAAATGAGCAAAGCTTTTGGAACGCAGAAAAGACCCGCCGGTAAGGAGTTCCGTGACGGAACTGTTGGAGAAGCCCTTGACGAGGTGTACAAGGACGTTGACGCCGGGTTCCAGGCCCTGGAACAGGCCGCTGTCCCATCACTCACCGACAACAGTGGTGGCGGTGGTATTGGCAACTCTACTCTCGGCCCTGTAGGCGACACGAGCGGCGGTGATGAGAGTGGTGCAATCAACGCCAACTTCTCGAAAGTTAACGCCCAAGTGGATGTAATCTTGGTTGCATTGAGAGCCGCTGGAATTATCGCGGACTAGTCCACACGAAACCACTTGATAAGGAGTAATTCATGCCCGGTTTAGAAAATTGGTCACCATATAAGACCCATGTGCAGGGTGGTCTGCGAGAGGGCAACTTCCTGAACGGGCAGTTCATCCTCATCTGTGCAGGACCCCCCTTCTTCAGTCAACTCGCTCTTGGCTCTGGCGACTCAGACCTATCGAATACCATCGTGTATCCGATTGGCTTGACCCAGAACATTGCGTTGTCCCAGAACAAAGCTATTAGTCGAATCTTTGAGATTGGTTCGGACAGAAGTTACTTCATCTCGGGCCGAAGTGTGGGGCAATTGTCCCTCGGTCGAGTTGTGTACCACGGTCCATCCTTGCTCCGTTGCTTGTACGCTTACTACGACACCACTAACGGTGGCGTGGATGAGTACAAAATTCGGCCACTCATGGAAACGGCGGGTCTAGGCATTAACCCCTTCTCTACAGAAGGTGCCGATAGCGTCAGTGCAGGACTTCACTCTGTGAAGATCCCGCCTGGGTACGACAACATGTTCTTGAACTTAGCTTCGGACTTGTTTAGTCAGCCTCTTGGAATCCTGCTGATCTTCAAAGACAACGAGGAAAACAACATCGCTACGGTCTATCTCGACCAGTGCTATGTTCCTCAGCACTCTTTGGCTGTTGATGCTCAGGGTCTGTTGATCCAGGAATCTGTGGGTATTCAGTACGAGAAGATGGTCCCAATCAAGTTGGCTCAACTTAACCTGATTCAGGGAATTCTGGCAGACGACACTGGCGGATTCTCTAGCGAATCCCAGGTGTAATATGCCCCCTTGGTCAGAACTTGCTGCTGTTCTATTTTTAGCTGGTGTTGTCAGTTACGGCTTCACGGAAATAGTAAAGATTTCATGCCGAAAATGGGTTGGGACAGCCGTTAATAGCTCTGACCCCGTGTGGTGGCAGGTTCTGTTTCGAATAATCCCCATCGCAGTCGGGACTCTTATAGGTTGGAGGTTCTACGTAGAGCAACCAATCTGGGGTCTATCGGTCGGCTGTTCAGCGGGTATCTTGGCCGCAATTATTTATAAGAAGGCTAAAGAGATGATAGGTGCGTTAAGGAGTCCCCAAAAATGAATCCTTTAGAAAAACTAGCCACAAAGCAACATCTCATTAGTTTGCTTACCAAGACCGCTGAAGACGGGAAACCAGAAGCGAAACCCGCCAAGGTTGACATGCCAGCCACGCTGGTTCAAGACCGCCCAAGGGCTAAGTTTGATGTGCCACACGACAAGTACATCAAGCAGATAAAAAAGAAGCTGAAGCGACAGGCCAGACGGGACAAGGGGAGTGACCAGACCGCTTCGGTACACCGTACCCACCGGAGTGGTCCCGACAAGCCCAAGACAACCACGTGGACCCCACCCGGTGGCGGCGGTGACAAGGCCAAGGCTACCCATCTTGGGGTGGACCACTACCAAGGCGTTGCGAAGCTTGTACAGGCACGAAGACGAGCGAAGTTCAAGCCGCTTTACCAGGGACCCGGTGACACCCCGGAGCAAGCGGCAAGAAAAGCAGCCACCCGTAAGAAGCACCAGAAGAGCGATCTTCAGACCAAGCTTTTTGGGGTCGGTTCTCTGAGGAGGGGGTGGAAGCCCCCGACTGATACCTCCAAATTAACTGGTATGCAGCGAGATTACTTGGCCAGAAACCAAGGCAACATGAGTAGCGTACTTGATGAGAAGGGCAACTTCTTACCAAAGAAGCCTTCGCAAGCAGTGGCGGCAGCGACGCCAAAGGCTCCGGCTAAGAAGGCTCCGGCTAAGTCCGCGTATGTTCCCCGACAAAGGCTGGGCCTGTCGTCGCCACTTGCGCGTACACCTGCGGCCAAACCGGCGGCCAAACCGGCGGCAACCCAAGCTGCAGCAACTCCTAAGACCACAGATCAACAGGGCCGTCCCACACGCACCCCGGACGGGAAGCCGATCCGATACATCGACATCAAGAAGCCGATGGTAATCAAGGGGTATGCACCACCCAAGTCTTTGGTTGGAGCCAACTACGCTTCGCGCAAGAGATACATTGAGCACATGGGCGGGAAGGCTGGAGACCGTTCTACGTGGAACAAGGATGTCCGCGCAAAGATGAATGATTGGTGGAAGGGCCACGTTGCCGCCAAGCAAAAAGCTAAAGCAACCGCCCTGGCCCAAAGATAGTTACGGGGAGTTTACGGCGTAGGTGATTCCGACCGTAGTTCCTGTAGCGACCACGAATCCAACAGCAAACCAAAAGATCGGATGCTCGTACCACGACGGTGTAGCGGCTATCGTGGCGTCCTGGTGTAGCTTGAAGAACTTGTCAGCACGTTCTTGCTCCGCAGAGAGCAGCGACTTGTAGCGAGTTTCTCTGGATGTCCACAGGCTCTTTTGGAACTCTAACTCAAGAGTTAGTCTTGGGACGTCTATCTTCAGGCACCGTAGCCCATCAGATGCCGCAGAGGTTGGTAAGAGAACCCCGGAGCACGGAGACACCACCGCCAAGGGCTCTTTACAGTCAGTTGTTGCTGGCGCTGGTGGAGGCGGGTCTTCTGCGAAGCTAACAGTGGGGGCGAGCGCTATAGATAGGCACAACAGTATCGATATAATGCTTTTCACTTGTCTTCCTTTTTCCTGTTGAGAAGGAACTTGCTCCATTCGCTGGCTACGGCTACGGGCCCCTTCACCTCAGCATCATTAAGCTCATCTTCTTCTTGCTTCAGGGCTTTGATTTTCTCTTCATGCTCTTCTTTTATCTTTTTCTCTTCTCGCCTAGATAGATTATTGGCTTCGGAGATTTTTTCCGAGTGTTCTTTTTCTACCTTAGCCACCTCTTTCTGAATATCGAGGAGCTTTTTATTAGTTGATGATCTTTTGAGGAGCGTGAAAGCTACCGCAATCAGAAAGAAAAAAGCAATAAGTGCCCAGTGGGGTAGCTTTTTTATCGCCTCCCAGGCCTTAGAAAAAAACCCCTTGATACCTAACCAGATTGGTGCCCATTGCATAACTCCTCCTCCTACTAATAGTTAAAAAAACGCGAACCTCATGGAACGCGCTTTTTGTTATATATTACCCTTTGGCAAGTACAAGTAGCTTTCCGTCTTCTTCTTTAACCTTTGCAACCAAACCCTGCCTCTTTAAAGCCTTTTGTGCCTTGAGAGCAGAGTACCACTGGTTTACTGATTGTGAGAAGCTGGACTTTGCTGACGTTTTAGAGACCAGGGCATTCCGGTCATCCATATCATCTACGCAAATTCCATAGGTACCATCCTCGCCCTTGGCAAAACCAAGGCCAGAGTAGCCACCATGGAAGCCCTGTTTTACGAGTATCTCTACCTGGGACTTGTGTGATTTATAGTACCCCTGGAGGGTTAACGTCTTGCCTTCTTCGGCTACTTCGATCATGTCCTCTGGGACACCGAGTCGCTTTAGGGCAGCAAGCACAGTTTTCTTGTCCTTCATGCAGGACTTGCAAGTTACTAGGTGTGACACGCCTACTCCTTTAATGCTCTCAAAAGTCCGTGTCTGACATCCTTATCTGGAAACCCAGATATGGTTGCTAAATCACCGTCTAGGTGAACTTCAACACTCGGGATATCAGACAGATCTTCTTCTGAGATCCGGTTTGTGATGAATATTAATTCTTGGTTTAGAGACCCACGGAGGGGCTCATTACAATGCTGTTCTTTTACGTATGGACCAGCGACAACTAGATCAAAGAAGTGGACGCCCTCTTGGGCCCAAAAAGCTTTCTCCTCTAGCTGCTCTCGGGTTAGTCCCGTGAACATAATCACTGACATGTTTGGGTGTAGATCCCGTATTCTATTTAGGATGGCGCAGACTGGGCCCCACTGCTCTGTGGGCTCGCCGCCGCTTATGGTCACCCCATCTGGGTTCCCTGCGACTAGCTGCTCGTATACTGAAAACCACGTGTCTACGGAACCGCCGTCAGCGCTCCACGTATGTGAATTAAAGCACCCCGGACACCCAATAGTACACCCCTGGACATGGAGAACATTCCTACGCCCAGGTCCGTTAACATAACTGTTCTTTGTTATCTTAGAGATCCGCATTCTAGCCCTCCCCGATGTCAGACCACAGCAACCAAGGGGCTATGATTGGCCCATCGTCAGGGTGCCCCCCTCCGTCACTATCTGTAGCCCAAACGTCGATAGAGATGCCCTCATCATTTACGAGAAGCCCTATATCGGCTGCTGTTTCACCATCAGGGCTTGTGACACGAATCCATACACGATTATCTGCGTGCTCTTTACCGAGAGTGTATTCAAACACACTGTCCTTCGTTAAGGCGGGAACGTCTGGACATCCTGACGGGAGGTCCTTCATGTCTTTAGACTTTCGGAGTCAGTTTCGTAGAACTCCGGCTTGATTTCTTCTTTCACAACTTCTCCGCCAAGAGCCTTGATGACAGCATCGGTATACTGCTTACAGCCGCTACCTTTCATGCCATTCACCTCAGTCTCAACGGTCCCATCCTCATGGATGGTCACCTTCACTTCCACCATCGTAGTACCTCCAATATTTGTTAAAGTTTTCTTCAATTTGGCCTGCTGCCTCTAAGTACCCAGGCCCTAGGGATATCCCATCAGGGTCCTTAAGGTACGCGCCAGCTTGTTCTAAAATATTATTCGATAATAGAACCCGCATTAGCTCAAAACCTCTCACGAAGCCCCGCTGGTTAAACAAGAACCCACAAGCACTGCTGTTTGGGGGGCAGACCATAGATCTGTATATATTGAACCTAACCCGGAGGTAGGCCAGTGATCCGTACTCATTCCTTGTCTGCTCTCGCTCTGTTCGTATGCGAACAGAACATAGTCTATTTATAGTGCCTTCCAGGGCAGAGCATGGTTTCGGAACCAGGGCCCTAACGGGAATTCTGAGTTGGTTTACTACCATGACAAGAGCCTCTCTTTTGAGAGCCTCTTCCCTAAGAAAGCTAAGTCCGTGGTAAGCGGCCTTCCTTTCGGCGTATGGAACTCGGTCTTCCACCCCCAGCGACTGATCGCACAGGGGCTCGGTTGACGACAAGGAGTCGATAACCACAACTTTCGCGCCACCTTTAAGCAGCGAGTAGGTAGATTCTATCGAGGCTTCCATACTATTCGGGATAACCGCTACCAGATCTTTAGGACCAGCGGCCTGTATGTACGCGGGGCTAGGGAATGCTTCTGTGTGTACAAGAGCGGTAGGGAGGCCCCCAACGGAGGCCTCCCGCATCACACTAAAACAAAGCGTAGATTTTCCGCTAGCGTCTTCCCCGATCACTTCGCAAATCCCGCTCGGGAGTCCACCCAAAAGAGCTTCGTCTAATTGGTAGACACCTGTGCGATGCCGCTCATATATCAACTATCGTTCCCTGTCTTTTTAAGCGAGTCCCACCCGTCAGCCTTTTTCGAGCCAGTGACTCTGGAGGATCTGCGTGGTTTTTGCTTTTTGACTTTTGGGGAATCAGACGTGTTCGCCATGAGGGCTCGACCATTAGCCCACTTTCGTAGGGACTCAATCTTTGTCCCCATGGTTGTTGATAGCGGTACAGTGTTTTCTGCTGCGAAAAGCATGTCGTCGTTTTCGAGGTCCCGCTCTTCAGCGAAAGCTCGGTACATGCCATCAACAACAATCTGCTCAATCTCTGCGCCAGTGAAACTATCCGAAGAGCTAGCGAGCTTTTTAACATCGTACCTATCGGGATCTCTCCCAAGTCTAGAAATGTGGATACGGAACACCTCTTCACGATCAACCGCGCTCGGTAGATCAACGAAAAACAATTCGTCAAATCGTCCCTTGCGGAGCATCTCTGGAGGAAGTGCCGACACGTCATTGGCAGTTGCTACCACGAATACCTGAGAGGTTTTCTCAGACATCCACGACAGGAAACTTCCAAATACACGAGCGGATGTCCCGCTATCATGAGAACCAGAAGCTGAGCCGAAGCCCTTTTCAATCTCATCAATCCACAGAACGCAAGGCGAAATAGCCTCTGCTGTCTTGATTGCTTTCCTGAAATTAGCTTCCGACTGTCCAACGTATTGCCCAAAAAGAGCGCCCACATCCATCCTAAGTACTGGCATTTTCCACGCAGAACCGATGCACTTGGCAGTCAAAGACTTACCTGTGCCTGGGATTCCAACGATTAGAACACCCTTTGGGTGGGGTAAACCGAACTCTCGTGCTTCCTGGGTAAACGCCCGACCTCTTTGATCAAGCCAAACCTTTAGAGCATTGAGCCCGCCTACGTCTTTCATTGCACGATCAACTTCGTGGTACTGGAGAACTCCAGACTTTCTGATGATGTGTTTCTTCTCGTCTAAGACAACCTTGGCGTCGATGCCCTCACATTTTGCCAAAGACTTGGAAAACACATTCTCAACCTCTGTGAGCGTAAGCCCAAGAGCGGCGGAGCATCCTTCTTTAAGCATCTCGGCCTTGTCTTCGTCAGACCGGGAACCACCGAAGAAGTCCTCAAGAATGTGCTTGTTCCATTTTGCTAGTTCAGCTTTGCTGGGAAGATCAAAATCAACTACGGACATAATCTTCTCAAGTCTAGGCGGAACTTTTAGCTCGCTGTCAATTATTACCACGGTGATGCCGGGGTTCATTGTATTGGCCAGATCCCTCAGCTTTCGCTGCACTGGATAACACGGACCCTCATTCAGCCAGTAACCGAAATCCTTAAGAAGGAACACGGCTGATTGTTCATGGTCCCCGATCTTTTCGAGGATGTCCATTGGGGTTTCGATGTCCGGGAAATGTTCATTCCCGCAGTAGGCCCCTTCCGTAAAGCTCCACGTCCATAGGGAGGCGTTTGCTTCGGAAGCTGCGTTTTTACGTTCAATGACTTCCGCCAAAGCCTGCGCAACCCGATGCTCTTCGTGACTAACCACGTAGACCACCGGGTGCGCCGCTCTGACTAGAACGTCGAGTTCTTCGACGCTACGGTTCACTATTCACCCATCCTGATCCGTCTCTTCTTCTTGACGGCGGGCTTCTTAGTTTCCCTCTTGACCTCAACCTCATCCACGTTGTCGATGATGTGAAGAAGGTCTTCTGTGTCGATTTCACAGAAGTACCAACGAACGACTCGGTCTACCGCTTCACGGTATTCCTTATCGAGGTCGGCGTCCTCATTCGCGAGGAACGTTCGAAGTTCCTCCATCTCCTTCTTGGACCTGTAGGTCTTGGCACGTTTGCGCTGGTTGGCCTTAGGAACCTCGTCCTTGCCCATCCCCAGGATAGCCTCAAGAGCTTCGTCCTGGGCCTTCTCGTTTGGCGTCCCATCATCCTTGATGATCTTAGCCAAGCGCTTAGCCTGCGTCATAGTAATACGACTGTGACGAAGCGCCTCGAAGGCAACGGTGCTCAGACCCTTGTAAGTAGCGCACAATACAGAGACCTGGGGCTGCGAGATGTTAAGCATGCTAGCCACAGATTGCTGATTTCCAACACGGTCGTTTAGCCGGTAAACGGCCTCACACTTATCCGCGAAGTTCAGCGTCTCTCTCTGAAGGTTTTCGGCAATATTAAGCGCTAATGCGTCATCGAGGCTTCCCTCATGAACACCGCACGAAATAGTATCGAAGAATCCTTCATCTTCTTCACCACGAGAGTCTCTCTCGTCCAGGATGGCCTGGAGCCTACGGTAACCAGCAATCAGTAAGATACGCTCGTTACCCTTATCGTCGGTAAGGACATGGACGATGGGAGGGTTCAGAAGTCCATCGGAAATGATGGATGCTCTGAGGTCCCTGGTATCACCGATATCTGACCGGCTGTTCTTGAATCCGAGAGTATTCCTCTCAATTTTTCCAATCTCAAAGGATTTTTGCGCAAGTTGCATTAGTTTCCTCCTATCTGCGTTGATAAGCGCACACACACGGTGAAAGTTTCTGGGTTGTAGTAGTCGGGAATAACCAACCCATACTTATATCCACTATTATTACCAGTAAATGACAAACTAGTGTTTGTCGGTGACAGACTTAAATTTGTCACTGTTTCTCCAGTTAAACCCAGGACTTACAGTAAATCCTGGTTGTTGAAAGATGTGACAAACAATAACTTGTCACCCGTACTTAGTTCTTCTTCCTCGGCGCTATGTTTCTTTTTCGCCTTTGGTTTACATTCTCCTTCGCGACAGAGCCGCTAGAACTCGTATACGGCTTTAAGGCCGCTGGGTCGCCTTCTACGTGTATCGTATTAGGCTTCAAAATAATTCTCACTCCAGCTAGGTCTATTACCAGATCGTCACCGTACCCAGAACACTTTGTCAAGGACGGGAACCACTGCTTAAGCTGCCCGATTTCGTGCTGAAGAGTTCCTATATGGGCAGGCTTGTTTGTGGGGGACTCCTGCTTTGAGTCCACCCTGTACCGATGAATCGCTTCTCTTTCGAATCTCTTAAAATTGATACCTGATAGCCTGTTCAGCGTTGCTGCTGTTCTTTCGGCCTCAGAGTTTGCTCTCACTGAGTCGGTTTTTCTTCCAACTTCTTTTTCTAGAGCTACTACCAATTTTACTAGGTCTGCGTTCCTTCTTTTGATGTCGTGTGTTTGCTCTCTGAACCAAGCAAATTCTTTCAGGACATCATCAAGCTTTTCCTGTGTATCCAACGTATGGTCCGTTGTTCCACTACATTTTTCTTCTCTTATAGAGTGTATTTTAGCAATTAAGTCTTCTGACTCCAAGACTAGGTTTTCCTGAGCAGAAAGTAGCTTTCCGAGGTCTACTTCGTCTTTTTCAATTACACCACCTAGTAACTCTACCCTAGACAAAAATACACTAAAGTCCGGTTTATTGAGAGAAAAGTGCTGAAGACATGATCTAGGCTTCAGAACTAAAATCTGAGGAATAGATCTTCCAATGTATGGTTTCATGCTTTTGTAAGAGGCTAATCCAAGAACAAGTGCCGCTGTTTCAGAGTCCATGACTCTACAGGGCATTGAAACCTGGACATGACCATCTTCAAGAAACTTCCACAGGTATATATGGCCTTTTTCTACAGGCGTTAAATCATCGTCGTAGAAGGCTGTTTCTTCTGGGTCAGCGGGGTCACAAAAAAGGTTCTGAGAGTATTCAGTCGTACGTTTTGTGACGAGACCTTTGATAAGTATTGGGGGGTTTGCCCTATCATTCACAAACCGTAATTCCATGTTTTCTCCTTTTGTGCAGCAAAGATCTATGAGGCGGTGACAAGTTACTTGTTGTCAGTCTGCTTATACCAAAAAGTGGCTGTAAGTAGCCGTACTAATTAGGTTTTGGGTGACAACTTATACTTTGTCATCGACAAGATCAAACTTGTCACATGCTGTGTATATTAACCATAAATAAAAAGGTATGCCTACCGGGAGGACGGTAGCCACCGTACATTGGTGACTACCGCCCCTCTCCCGGATAGGACTAGAAGTAGATGACTACTTCTGAGCGGCTGCTCTACGGCCCTGGCGGGCTCTACGTACTTTCTTGAACCGAAGCCCATCATCCTTCATAAGGATAACGTGAGCCTCCGTGAGGGCTGAGGTCAGGGCGACCTCTTCGCTCTCAGCGTCCCACTCGCCCTTGACGGCCTTTGCATAGGTCGGCTGGACGAACTTGGAGATGGCCTTGGGAACGTCTACGTCGAACTTGAGGCCACGGGAAGCAGCCAAATTCACAACGAAGGCCTTGATGCCCAGCAGGGCATACAGGACACGATCCTCTTTAACCATTTCCCCCTCGGACACCGAGAGGCCGGTATCACGTTCAAGAGTGGACTTAAGCTCACCCCATCGGTCGAGACCCTGGAGCATAAGAGCAGAAGCGATGGCGGAACGAATGAACTTGTTCCTACCTTCAGCCGAAGCTTCCCTCGTGGGCTTCTCCGTACCTCTCCCCCAACCACCCTGAACAATGAAGTTCATGGCAGCCGTTCCCCGGAAGAAACCATTGGTCTCCAGGGTGAGAGCGAACTTGCATCGCTTTCCGCCAGCGGCCACGGGGGTGCCGACGTAAATGATGGAGCCATCGGCTCGGATCTGCTTCATGAGGTCCACTGTGACCTTGCCACCTGAGTGGGACTCATGCTCGACTGACATCACGTCAGGCGCTCGTTGTGGGTCTACTAGACCTCCCATGGGAAGACCTGTGGACCAGGACCTGTTAGTATCAATACCGCTCATAATAGCCTCCTTCACATATGTGATGTTTTTACGGTTTGCCTAGTTGGCGACGGTGGTGCACCGATTCAGGAAAATATTAGCGAAGTCAATCTCCGCTGAATTAAACCTGATCGGCTCACCTATAATGCTCTTCGCAAGCAAAGAGCAGATTATTGAAGACAGGCCGTACGCACAGAACACCGTGGCCTTTTCAGTACACGGAAGCGCTACCGCTTCATCATCGCTGAACAAACTTCCTTCGTACTTTTCGATTGTCTCTCGATTTGACTTGTCTACGAAAAAGACCTGTCCAAATCGTGCGGCCATCCGGCCATCGATAAAATATCGGGAAGTTGTGCTCATGAGGAAAGACTCGAAAATTGCCTTCCGGGAAGCCATGTTATCTACAGCAGAGATCACATATGTTTCTCGGAATTGGTGGCCATCTTCGACCCGTTTGTCCTCAGCGATAATTTCAGCGCCAGTGCCTTCTGTAAGACGATTAGCTAGTGCTTCAACTTTCTTATACCCGATTTCGGGTATGAAATAGCCTTGGTTGCTGAGGTTGTGAACCTCAACAGTATCATCATCAAAGATGTGTAGATTTCTAACACCCATCTTTGTCATAGCCTCTGCGGTGTGAGAGCCAATAGCCCCCACTCCGACAACAGCCACAGTTGTATTTTTGACAAGCTCATCAGGAATAATTCCAGATTGTCTCGTTGTATCAATCATTGGTGCCATCCTTTTTTACTTCTTCCTCTTCTTCCTCTTCGCCGTCATCGGAGAACACGAGAAGGTTGTCTACCTCTTCGTCCTTTTCCTCTTCATGGACAAAGCCGTGGACAAGCTCAAGTTCCTGTACGACCTCGTCTTCCGAGAGTTCCTTGGCATAGAACTGCGCGAACAGTTCCATAGCATCGTTGGCACCGATTTCATTTTCGTCGTAAGCCTTCTGAAGGACTTCAAGGCCTTCCGGAAAATCCAAGGGCTCGATCACCTCTTCCACAGAAGACGTGTCAGCTTCGTATGCTCCATGAACCCCACTAGACCACGCTTCATCATCCCAACCGGCGATGTTAGATCCACTGACTCGGGTGTAGCCACCATAGTGACCGTGACCGTTCCAGTACGACCGCGTAGAGGGTGCCTTTGTAACGCTTAGACGTTCAGCCTTCTGAACCACGTGATTCACGTGCTCTTCAACCATCTCCTTGGCCCATCCGTCAGGAAGGACGCTGATTTGGTCAACTGAGTGAGGACACTCCATAAAGGAGTAACGAATCGGGTCGAATAGATCTACCCGAAGGTTCATTTCACCTTTCTTATTTGTGATCACGGAAATGAGAGCAGGCTCACAAGCAAAAGCTTCAATCTGCTTTTCATCAATAGGGGACTGTCCCGTTCCCATGTCTACATGGCTATGCCACCACACGTTGTGGTTGTGTCCATTTACGCCACGCTCGCTAAGCATTCTCGTCATTTCGTGAATGGACTCGGCGGGGATAGTCGTGGTTATACCGGTACAATCTTGGTTGTAGACGAAGTACTCAAGGACGTAATAGTCCTCAGTTACTCCGGCAGCTTCCTTTTCCGCCTCTGTGGCCGTAATGCCCATGGCGCTAATTTCTATCTTGCACTCAGCAGTGAGTGCCCACATCTGTTGCCATGCTTTCTGAGAAAACCTGACCGTTGGCTTACTGGTTACCTTCATTTACAACTCCTAGTGTTTTGAGGTTCGTCACCGCTACTTCTGCGGGCTTAATAAAATCGACAAATTCCCCCAAAATACACTGACCCTTTTCTTGTGAAGGGTTCGAGTTTCGGTGGTATCTCATACATTCGGAAAAACTTAATCCGCATGTGTTTGTGGTTTCTTTGTTTTCGCACTCGGCGCATCCGTCGATGTACAAAGACTTTCCACACGAACATTTCTTGTGCTCCCAACGGTTGTTTACACCGAACAAGGAGAGCCTCGCGAAAGGGTCTGTGTGGTTATATGAGATCAGGTACTCAGTCACTGTGTAGACAACGTTAGCCACGTCTTGGTTTTTCATATGACCCAAGAGCATCCGCTGCACGTTCCCAAGACAGGGTTCCCCATTGTCCCTTATGTGTGGGTGGGTATACTCGGAGTAACGGCAGTTGCCCCCAACGGGCTTAAACGAACCGGTAACCTGAGCAACACCCCTGTAGTAGTTGTATCTGATTATTACACTGAACTTACCGAAGGAGTGTGGCAGGTAACCCCCAACACCATCCTTCATTCGGATGTTGTTCGTTACCCACGAAACTGTTGCTTCCTTGGTAACTGGATCGTCTGCGTATGTAATGGGTGATCGCTTATCAATGAACTGCTCAACAGACCGAAGCATAAACGCTCTGTTTACAAACGCCCCATCTGAGTAGATTTCAGAGAAGTTACCAAGAAAGCCGCCGTGCGTAGAAAGCTCCGTCTGGATGTCTCTCATCTTGTCTTTAATGACAGAGGCCTCGTTTGACCTACGCAAAAACTTTTCCCTAGCATCAAGCGTCTTCGCACTAGCCTTTTGCCAGTCGTCACGCTTTTTCATTTCTCTAGATCGCTGCGTCTCGTATATTCTTTGCCTGCTTGCTATCTTTGCTTCTACGGCAGTGCTTTTCTTAGACAGTCCCTCAAGCGTTGCTGAAAGCTTAGATACTTCTTTTTGTGCTGAGGAGGCGGCCTCTTCGATTATGGTATTTAATACGGAGCCAACTGAGGCTTCGTCGTCGTTTAGCTTGAATGAGTAGGTTCCCATGACACCTCCAAATGTTGGGCACAAAAAAAGAGGGAGTGAGCAAAGCCCACTCCCCCTTCTCTGTATTAAGCTGTAATACTAGATTCCGCCTGCGACCTTTTGCGCAATGAAAATCTCATGCTCGCCAGGGCCCACTGCCTGAGTCAAATCGGTAATCTCTACCGTCTGACCCGGGCCGACTCGGCGCTTAAAGGTAACGTCTTGCGTTGACCAATTTAGGGAATGCATCAAGTCCGCCACAGTCGTGTGTGCGGGAACCTCTACGCAACGATCACTCTTTCCGCTTCTAATGAGAGACACAACGCAAAAGTCTGTGTCACCAGTAGCCTTAGCGGAAACACTGGCAGCCGCCGATGCGGCCTCTGCCGCTTCGAAAGCACCGGTCTTATCCGTTACCATCTTCTGAAGAGCGGAAAGTTTATCCATTGCTGGCTGAGAGAAATTCTCCGCCAGTTCCTTGTACTGCGCGTCTCGCTGCTGGGTTACCTCTTCGAGGTCAGTCTTGAGTCGAGCTAGGTTATCATTTGCCATCTGGCGTCTCCTTCTCCCACGAAAATTGTGGGAATGTGTCTGTTATAGCTTTTGTAATGTCTTCCAGCGTATCGCCGCACCACCATATGACAGAGCTATCCCCGGAGTTGACGCGTGTAGCGCCCTTCCCAGAAAGGTTAGCTTCGGGACCTTTCGTCCTGTCTGTGGTTGATGCAGAGGCTGTATATTCGAGCCGGTCTAAGGAATCTCCTGGTATCTTTGGCGCAGGGCCGAAGTACAAGGACACAGACCAATTCCCGAACGATGTAGTTTTGACAGTCTTCTGTTTCCCTAAGGCGTCGATTATACTTTGCGGCCCTGGGTGATCGGGGATAAAATCATCATCCGATTTCATTTACTCTCCACGTTTTCCCGACTACTGAGAATGTGGAGCTTCCACACCGTGTGTCAGATAGGAAGCGGTCTTCGTTTGTGTTCCCTTTTGAGGAATCGTAGTGCTCGCAGCACGGCTCTTTGGTATCTAGCGGGCCTGCTGCATTTACGGATACACTTGTCGAAGAACTCTTTGTCTTCGATAGCTCCGCATCTATTTTTTTCAATACATTGGTCTCTACGGACTTTCCATCCTTGACCTCCGTTGTAGCAAGCGTAAGCGTTCTTCCCCCGGCACTGCTTGTAGCCCTTGCGAAACAAAAGAAGTATGCGGACACCAGCCTTTACATTGACCGGGGTCCATAGCATTTCTTTTTCGCAATTCACTACGCCAAATTCACGCTTTAGCCTCTTCCTATGGATTCTACAGTTTACTTGGAGCACTCCGTAGTCTCCTGTGTGGCTAACTGCGCGTGGGGTTAGATTTGATTCAACAATTCCGATGGCAATGATCTCCATTGGATCTACGCCTTCGGGTATGTATTTCACCATCTCTTTAATCACTAACCGCTGCCGCTCAGACAATTGTCTGGGAGGCTTCCTGCCAGCGCCGCTGTATGTTTGAGCAATAGCTAGGCTACAGGAAATAAGCATCGTGGTGATAATAATAGAAGCGATAAGGTATACTTTATGTCTCATCTCAAATCTCCGCATTTTTATATATTAGCGCTCCGTACAAGTCAGGAGGCGGGCATTTAACCACCAGTCTCCCAACTTGTACAGAGAACTAGCCTTGCTTCAGCAAAAGGCGAGCCCTAGCCATTCTACGAGTGCCCCTCGGGGATCTAAGAATATGCACCAACTACGAGTCCGGCGGTTGAAAGAAAAAATCGTCCGTTTCCGGTCCTTAGTTTCTACTATACGCTGTGTCATAGTTTGGTTCCGTCTTTCCGGGCCGTCACCTGTGATAGCTCTACCACGACCTATAGGCAGGGGCTTTGCAACGTCACAGAACCGTCGCCGTCATATGATATTACGCCCCACCTGCTCATGGTGCACCATGTCAGTTCGATTCGTAATAACCATAGGATAGCAATTTTATTATACCCAACTAACTCACGTGTTTGCATGAGGATATTATTGGGCAATTCACTTTGATTTGCTTTGATTTTCAAGGATGGAGTCAACAATTTGATGCAGGAGAACACCAAAGACCTGAATGCTTTGGTGATCCATTTCGGCTTCTGAGAAAAAATTCAAAGCCTCTATGACCTCGTGCCAGAAGGTCTCCCAGTATAGTGTGTCACTGAGTGACTCATCAATAGTTATAGTCAACTCTGTTGGGTCAAACATGCCGTAGGCTTCAGCATGCTCCAGTAGGTTTTTTCGCCTAGTGACTCGTAAGGTGTGACCACCAACTCGTATCTTTTTCGGTAATTTAATTTTCACAGAGAGACCTCCACAAGTTTTTTATTACTGATGAGGCGCTCGGCTAATCACCGAAAAAATACGAATCTATGGTTTTTCTACCCTCGGTTTTACTGACCACCGTATGCGCAGCAAGCGCCATAGACAGTGCGGCCAGAACGAGTAACCACCTTATTTTCCTCACTAAACACCCTACCTAAACTATTCTAGCTCACGAATCCCGTTTTGCGTCTTTGCATAACAATTCGCGAACTCCACAAGTTTAGCGTCTTTAGCTTCTCGGTAGTAGCCGTTGTCCAAAGTGCACAAATGCTTGTGTATTATGCGGGCTGCATTAAAAAGCTCAATACTTCTGGGGTCATACGTCCTAGGGAATACGCCCATATTAACGAGATTTTCGAAAAAGGCCCGCATGACCTCTGAATCATGGGTAGATAGCTCCGATAAATGTGGGTAGCACTCGAAGTCTCTATCCAGGAACTCTAGGTCACTCACCGTTTTCCTCCATCATCTGCTCTGCATACTCCGCACAGAAATCGAACAGGGGATCTCCCTTTGAGTCTTGCTGATCAGGCTCACCTTCAAGCTTACTGACGGTGTTGCCATCTTTTATTTTGAGGTATCCGGCAAACCACATGCCTAGCTCGTAATACTCCATTAGAAACGTGAGCTTAGGGTAATCTAGGGACACGCGCTCCATCCACTCAAGGGGCGGGCCCCAGGCGGTATCGAAGCATACATCGTAGTCCTTATCCCCATCCTTGAACTCACCGGGACGGGTGTCCTTGTGAGGGACGTCCCACTTGGTTCCCCAGTTGGCGATAGACCAGTTGTACCAATCCATAAATCCGTGGGTGTCCACGTTGTATTTGTACTTGTCAGCAAGCTCTTTTGAGAAATTCTTATCTTTTTCAGTCAGATAGCTGATTAGTTTCTCTTTTACGTCTGGGTCATTTTTATCAATACCCGACTCCACAACATGGTCCCAGCCCCACACGTACTCCGGTATTTCTCCGTAATAAACGTGGTAGCAAAGGTTTGTAGAGCCGTGGGTTAGGTCGAGAGACTCAGGTCTCGGGAACACGCTAGAAAGAAGCCCGTCCCCTTCCCTGACCTTGGATACAAAAAGGGCCAACTCTTTGGCTGGCCCGTTTACGTTCAATGAATTTTCACACCAATTAGGCATACACCCTCCTCTTGGTTTCAGTCTGTGTCGTTGTAATCATCGCCCTCCCAACAAGCCATCTGCATATTGTAGAGGTCGAAAGACTTTACAGGCATAGAGTGCCCAAGCTTTCTCTTCTCTACTTCAGCGGCGATTAATCGTGTTCGGCGGACCTCCTCCAAAAGAGCGGTGGCCTGCGCCACACTCATTGTGAAGGAGTCTATATCTTTCTGCTGTGCCCGAACTTCTTCGAGCATGGCAGTTATTTCAGGGTTACTTAGGTAGCTCACAAAATTTTACACTCCAGAGGACACGTTGTTCTCCATCGTCTAGAGAGAAAACTCGGATGCCGTTGTTATCTACGCTTACAGATAATTCTCGACCAGCGGATTCTGATCTATGCGGGAGGATGTCAACACGCTTACTATCGTGTGCCTCCCCACTTTCACCAAGGTAGACTGTAAGGGGCCTAGCTTCGGTTGTGGACATAGGATTGCTCCAGCAATTAGTTATGTAAGTCTACTGCGACAAGCCACTGTGATCCGGGGTTTTCCTCGCACCTATTGTCGATCCCCGTTCGCCAGCAACTATGCTCAACCCCATCAAGGAGGGGGCTGTCAAAAGTGTAACTTCCCATGGCGAGCTTGCACATTTTCATCATGTAGTAAGCTGCCATTGACTCGTCGTGTACGTTTTCTAGCTCCCTTGGGACACGCTCCCATTCTAGGAGCCTTCCGAATGCAGCGCCAAAGTTTCGGTTGGATTCGGTAACACGCTTAGCGTACTCAGCCTTATCCTGTACTGCAAAGCCAAAGGGGCCGATATCAGCTACTTCGGAGGACGTGATTTCTTTACCGAGGCATTTATTTCTACACTCGACATACTCACTGTCCATCCTTTCGTAAGCACCTTCGATGGTCTTCTCCCATAGCTCTGGGTCATCTTCGTATTTAAGTACATTTTTTCCGCCAAGGATTCCGTCCCATCGTCCGCCGATAGCGTACCAATCCCAGCATTGCCCGTCGCCGTATGGCTCAAGGGCACCCTCTGCGGCCATAATGGCCTCTTCTTCTGTTTCCGCCTCTACGGCGATAAAGTGTACGGTGTGCATAAGCATCCTCCTTATGATTCTAGCCGTCGTCATGTTCTTTCAGTGTAGTAGGGTCTGAATATTCGTTAACTATAACATCAACCTCGTTTTGGGTCTCTATCCAAAGACGAGCGCCGCAACCAAGAGGCTTAAATGGTCGGTAAACCACCCTAGCTGCCTCCTTGCCATCCTGTCCGTATATCACAGCCTCATGACCGTAGTCATTACTCTTGTACGTTTTGGCTGTTATTACAGGCTCTGGCCCACTGGCGCGTCTGGTTTTGATGTTTCGCCGGATGGCGTTTTGGTTAACGTGTATAATAGTTTTCATCTCATTCCATCCTCCTGAGAAGTCGGATATACTTAGCTCGGATCTACTTAGCTCCGGGGTACCATAATGTCTGAATTACTCAATATCTATCTAAGCGGGGGCCATCGCGTCAAGGAAGCCGCTCTTAAGACGAAAGTAGCAAGGGTAGCCACTGCGGTAAAAATGTACCGAAGGGCTATGCAAGCACTGGCGTCAGGTAAGAACCTCTATCATGGAACTAAGCCGCAACACGTTAAATCCATTGCCACCTCAGGGAAGTTAAACCCCGCCCCAGGCACACACGGTCACGGCGTTTACTTCTGGAAAAAGCAACCCAGGTCCACATATATGCGCTGGCCTGAGTATCCGGGGCTTTGGACCCGGAAATCAGGGGTCAAGCTTGGCCCAACCCCTCATGACCCACGCCCTGTTGGAACGTATAGGAACCCAGGCCTCGTCTCAGATAGACCTTTTATGGAGATATCTTCTGACGCGGTTAAGCTGGCCCCTGGTAAGCAGACCACCATTAGCGCTACCCCAAAAGGCCTAAGAGATGCCAGAGAAGGCATCAAAGCGAATAGATTTAGGCAAATGGATACTCGGATATTCCATAGGGCGGAAGCCGACAGGCAGATGCGTGCGATGGACAAGCTGCATGGCACGGATAGTTTCACTCAGCCCACCAAGCAGGAGCTTGTCAGAATCCTCCGAGGGAAAACTCCGACACCAAAAGTCGGCATGACAAGAAAGACGCCAACGACACCGTATGAACTGAATCAGTTTTATGGCAGCTACGATAAGAATGTAGGAAAAAACCCCTGGATGAAGGAAAACTTCACTGCCGCCATGAAGCGACAAAGTAAGCCAAAGGTGTCTCCCTACGATTACTTTTAGACCTTGATGATACCCTGTAGGGTTTCAAATTTCTTAGGGTCTCTTTCTGCTATCGTGATGACCGAGGCACCCCCCTCTGCACGGTCTATTTCTCCGAGCATGGCGTACACTGCGTCTACGTAGCTCACTCGGTACCCACCGGTTAACACCGGGCAAGCGAGTGTGTAACCAAACTCTGGGCCCATGCCTGCCTCACTCAGCATACGGCTGAGCGCAGAGACCATGTAACCTTTGGAGTTCGTTCCTGGCGTGTGCCCTAAAAACCCTAAGCAGCAAATGTGGCTAAAGTGGGTTTCGTCAAAACACTCAAGACTACTCCAGTAACAATCCCCATTAAAAGGGTAATACGGTGGTGGGGAGTACATTTCGTGCATGTGCTCCACTCCCACCTGCTTCATTAGTTGTCTGGCGATATTGCCCTCCAGACCCGGCGCACTGCCGTCTACTGGAAGAACCAGGGTGTCAGCTTTGACATCCAGGATATCGCCTTGGTGCAGATCAATAAACATCTGAGTACCTCCTCGAATAATTGGTAATAGTTTTATAATTTTATAATATGGCACCCCGGACAGGATTCGAACCTGTGACCCACGGCTTAGAAGGCCGTTGCTCTATCCATCTGAGCTACCGGGGCTCTCAGGGGGACTCACTTAAGAAGATATTTGAGCTTTTGTATCCGGAGCGGAAAGGTCCAAAAACTTAATCTCGCCACTCAAGATCTTAGGCGTCCAGCTTCCGTTCAGCTTTTCACTGAAGAAACTTAGTGACATCTTCTTCCCGCCCTCCTCAAGAATAGAGAAGGCTCTCAGCAGAGAACTGTCGTTAGAGATGATCATCACATCTTCTTGTTTCGACATTGCTGCCCATACACCAAGCTCCACTGAGAAGTTTGGCTTTGTATTAAAGTCATAGATGTGCAGGGTTACACCGAGACCCTCCAGCCGCTTCAGAAACTTTGTCTGGGACTGGTTCTTTGGGTCGGCAATCGAAAACGCATGGATCTCCACAACGTCATCACCTGTTGCCTGACTTTTTATCCACGTGATTAGATTCTCGTAGTTCACCGTGATGTTTATTTCGCGTATAGCAAAATAGAGCGAACTGAGGTCTACGCAAACTAGCATGGCTCTCTCCTTATACCGATACGGCCCACGACGTATCTTCCTTGGAGAGGTCTACCGAGTAAGAATGGCTAGGTTCAAACAAGGTCTCAATCTCTTCAATAGTCATGGGCGTTTTAATCTTTGACTCATCTGTAAGGTGGATTATTGATCCAGGATCTCCTGACTCAACCCACAGAACATTGGTAATATTAACAAGAGCCGTAGTTTCTGTGGAACCCTCACTGGTCATGAACACAGGCAGGCGCTTAATCATAGACTACCCCTCCCTCTTGTCTAACCACGCAAACACGGACTTTGCAGCAGCGTCGTACTGAAAGCCCCGCCCCATTTTTGAATCGTATTCCAGCCCCAAATCATTAGCAAGGGCGATTATTACGTTCAAACCGTACACGGCTTCCATCTCTTCCACAATTTGACCGTCTCGAAAGATGGTTCCCTTGGGGCACCATGCGGAGACCTCGTGGATGTCTTTACACATCAACTGAGCCACAAGTTCTTCGGCCCAGCCCTCCTCATCAATGTCCCCGGCAAGCATCCCGTGATCGGACTCATCAATGAGGCCCTTGATGCCCTCAGCGATTGCCTCGATGGCCCTGTAGCTAGAAGTTCTCTTGCTTACGTGGGTTTCTTTGAGGTGGTCTACAACCTCTTCAGGGAGACCGGCCTCTAAATACGCAGACGGCTCAAACAGAGTATGTCCGTCTCCGAGTTTTACAGTATTACGAATAGTTTCTGCGGACAGATTTTCTGCCCATCCTGGTGAAAGTGTCATACGACCCTCCTGTTGGTTTATTTCCTTGTAATAATAGTCTGCTGGTGATTTCCAGCAGTACGGACAATGCGGTACATCTTTTTCGTATGATAGCGCACAGTTAAGGCACTGTATCACGGTGATCATCTTTGGCTACCACATGCCGTGAACATTTAGGGCAGGCCCTAATTGGGGTGCCACGTTTAAGCTTGGTCCTATACAGAGAACCGCATCCTGGACATTTTATCGATACTACTTTTTTAGCCATACGGCTCCGATTTCCTCCGGTTCTAGGTCAGATAAAGTGAGGCATCTGTTTAGCTAATCGTCCTACGCCACAAAGCTACCATCGGCGGGCGGTGCTCCCCCATGCCTCCCTGCGGGTCTGAGAGTGCCAGCAGTGGCTACTAAGGCCGGGGTCGGGCTCCGGCGATAAACCAACCCAGTGGGAGCGCAGGGGAATTGTAGCGCTCGCTTCCGACACGGGGCTTTTTGCTGACAGGCTCTCATATTTTCTCCTCAGAGACTTATTAATAATACGTTATTACAAGCCAGTGTAAAATACCCCGAATGGACTCTGTTGGCAAAGGCCCCCAAAGTAAAAAAGTGGTGGGCCGCCTGGGACTTGAACCCAGAACCTGCGGATTAAAAGTCCGATGCTCTACCTGTTGAGCTAACGGCCCTGAAAATAGAGTGTATTGGTGGGGCTGGAGGGACTCGAACCCTCAATCCCATAGGGCGTCAGATTTTAAGTCTGATGCGTATACCAGTTCCGCCACAACCCCTAGAAGAGGACAGGTACCCCCGGCAGTCTTGCTACCGGGGGAACCCGTCCTAATTCATGAAATCTTTATCAGGCTTCGGCATGTTGGCCAGCATTTGCTCAGCTAGATCGTCTTTTGTCATTTTTCTACATTCAGCTATTCCGCTGTCAACAATTACGTCTTTGAGCATTTCAAGTTTTTGGTGGTGCTCTTCCAGAGCAGCACACATGCTTGAAAGAAGAGCGGCTATTGCGGGGTGCTCTTCCTCAAACTTCGCTGCGGACTTCAGGTGTTCAGTTAGTCCCTCAAGGGCGGGCAGGAACTCTTTAACACCCTCATCATCATCAGACTTTTCTCTAATAAAATCAGTGAACTGTTCAATAATTTTTATGAACTGGTTCCCTGCCTCTTTGCTTTCATTTTCTCTGCTCATGCATCCTCCTTCTAGATGTCGTTTTTGGTACGCCCGGTGGGACTCGAACCCACAACCTCGCGCTTATCAGGCGCTAATACGGGGTATAAGTCCGCTGCTCTAACCATTGAGCTACGGGCGCTCAGCACTTAAAGAAACCGTATTAGCTGTATAATTATAGAGATAAGGATACAGAAGAAGAAGAATGGAGCCCTCGTTTTGAGATGCCCTCTCCAATCGTACTCTCGCATAGCCCTCCGGAAAGATAAGCCACGTTGTTGTGACTCATTTTGCTTATACCTCATAACAACACCCTATTGCGCCTAGTCTTCGTCGTCTGAGATGATCGGCAATCGCTTTGAGCATAGAGTTGCATATTCTTTGTACAGGTGCTTTCTCGCGTCCTCAGACCTATCACCTTCGAATATAAGCTCTAACGCCATAGAGGACAACATGTGGGAGTAGCATCCACAGTTTTCAGAGCACGGGAAGTTATCTTTTTCTAGGCTTTCCCGGCACTGCTCGTCAAATTTTCCCCGATACCGGGTGGCCATGTTGATACTTGAGATAGCAATAATCAGATCTTGAACACAATTCTCATTCACCTCAAGAGTCTCTATTTCCTGCTCAACAACCTTCCTGGTTGGGAAGGGTATCACTTTGGCCATAGTTTCCTCTGGTGGTTTTTTGTCTTCTGACATTACGCCAACCCTCTCGGTTATCAGTCCGAAGGTACCCCTCGGAGATTGCTCTATTTTAACCCTGTATGGGGGCAGGGTAACAGGTCTTACATTACGGCCTAATAATGCAACCATCTATGTATATTTCATAACGCGACCATCTGCGCATTACCTAGGTATTACCGGACCTTACGTCGGCGTGTATATCAACAAGGAAAGACTTAGAACACACAGTAGTTTCAGGGGCTTTGTTGGTATAAGCAAAACGTAGGCAACTATCTGCCTACTCACAACCAAAAGGAGCGATGATGAATGTAGACTTTGAGGTGGTTAAAAACACCGTGTTCGGAAAGTTCTTGGGCTCGGCGTTCCAAGAAACACTTAGGCAGTTGCTGGCCGAGAAGGGTGATCCTTCTACGCTTAATACTGGCTCGCTAGATATTGATGTAACGTTGAATGGTAAGAGCCTAGACCTACAGCGGGTGTTCAGTTCCTTTGAGAAGGAGATCAGCACTCAAGCGGTTGCGACACCGCCAGCGCGTCTAACGGCAGAGGTTCGCTCACAGGATGAGATAGTTGTAACCAGGGCATGGCTTGAGGAACTTTCAGCCCAACTTGAATCGATCTGCGACGAGACACACTCAGTAGACTCTTCCGTGTATGACTGCTTTCATGAGGCAGCCTGCGCAGCAGCAAACGTTGTCGGTGAGGTCGCTCAGGAGCAAGCCAGAGAGGCAGCAGGTGAACACAGCATGGGTGATGAAGCAAATTATGAAGTGAGGGACAGAGTAGGAGAAGCTCAGTCGAGCGTTAATGGCGTGTTGAGTGCACTGAACTCAAGGCAACAGGCCACAGGGTAAAAAAATTGTGGGGGGCACGTAGCCCCCCACTTTTTATCCCTAAATCACACACGTGTCACCGTCACAGAATTTCTCTGTTACTTCATGACGAGACGCACTGAAGTCGATAGCCGTTGTCTTGGCTTTCATCTCCTCGTACTGATCTTTTGTGATTTCGATATAGGGCGCTTGGGTGTACCCATGGTCACCATCCATAAGAGGCAGGAGTGAGACTGATTTTAAGCGGGTCTCATAGATCTCAAGACACGTTTTGATGTCCCGGGACTCAGCAGTCTTAAAGGTGACAGTGATACTGACTTGGTTATCGGCCCAGTGCTTTTGCATATCACCGGCGTTAGCGAACTGCTCCCATATGGTTACGTCAGACTTACCCTTTTGGTAGTGCTCTTCTTTAACCGGGAAGCTGATACATGACGTGTCCGATGCGTAAGCATCGTTCTCAACAAGGTATCCAGCTTTCGCCGCAGCATTTACAAGCGGCGACGTGTTCGCCACTCGAATATTTCTTATGTAATACTCGCTGTGCGGATAATGGATTCCGGGACTAGCACCACACAGCAGACTTACAGTTCCACTGGGTTTGACGCTAGTAACCTTGATTGACCTTGGGATACACAGCCACTCGCTGTATGTCCTATCCAGATCTCTTATAAACTCGTAACCGTTGTCGCACCACTCCAGGAACTCGCGCCGACCGTGCCTATTCATGGCTTGGACGATTCCGCTCATTGAGCAGCCGATACGCCTGTTTCGCATCATGACCGCGTTTGTTCTTGGGTCATGAGTTGGGAGAAGCGTGACGGTTTTTGCGTAGAGGTACGCAAATTTCAGAGTACGTTGGTAGTCCTCAAAGGATTCATGGTGTGCGGGGAAGGTCTCAACCAGACAACAAAGCTCGAATGACTCAAGTGTTTGCTCGGAGCATGGGTTGCTTCCCATAGCTCTTACGTCATAGTTGTTTTTCTTCCCATCCATTCTGCGGTAATGTTGCATATTGGATAACCAGATAACTCCCGGCTCACCATTAACAGCAATTGATTCCGCAATCCCAGAGTAGTCCATACCTACGGTACCGAAGACCGAGTTATTGGATGCCCACCGCCTATCACGAAGAGCCTCTTCGTCTTGCTTGAGCGTAACGAATTCTTCGTCTTCAGGGTTTCCGAACATAATCTCAGCGGTTCTTCTGATCCCCCCACTGACGACACACTTGCCGATAAAGTTGAATATATCAACGATGACCGTGCTTGTGATCTTGTAAGGCTCACCATCCTTGGGGATGAGAAGCTCCGTGAGGTTTTCCACCAAATCTATGAGAGGCTGAGGCCCGGAGGCCACACCACCGAACCCGCTGATAGCGGCACCCCTGGGACGGACTTTAGAGTAGTCGATGTTTTTGGGGTAGTAGCCCCGACCGACAAAACTATTAAGGACAACCTTAACGAGTTCCACCCAGCCCTCTCGGCTGTCATCAACAACGTAGGGGTCATCTGTAAAGCGGGGCACCTGGACCTTAATTTTCCCAGCACCCTTACAGTCACCTCCAACACCGACACCGAGCATGCTCATGTCCATCAGGAAGGTGAACGGGGCGGCGAAGTCTACTTCTATCTCTTCCGTGCTAACGAACGCACAGTTGTTAAGCGCGGCAGAGCCTTTATTGAAAACCATGTCTGTTCCCATGACCCACAGGCCACGTCCTGGCGGAAGCCACTTGAATTCCCACATTCGCTCAAACATTTCTTGAGCACTCTTCTGGGCCTTTGGCTCATTCCAAGGAAGACGTAGAGATCGACAATGTAATTTTTGGACGTTATACACGCCCTCAACCACTCTTTTGCAGGTTTGCCAGAATTCCTCTGTGCCCCCCTGTTCAAGCGGTCTTGCATATGTTCTTTTATATGTGAAATAACCTAGAGCACCCCATTCTGGTTGCTGCTCCATGTATTTCTCAATAAAAGCAGAACTGAGAGTGAAGATTCTCACCTTCCGTTCTTCGGTTGGCTGATTAAATACCATTAAGCTCCTCCTTAAATTCTTGGCGTTTTTCGGTATGTTGGTCGAGAAATATATCTATGTTGATGTCGTTATTACATGCGCAGTATTCCCCGCCTTGTTGGTATAAGTACTCTGGAACACCCAACCAATAGGAGGATAGCACATGTACCCCAAGGAAAGAATTCTAAGAGAGTTTGTACGTAACGACAACGGTGTACTTAGTAAAACTTATATAGACATCCTTTGCAATTTCTATGGACCCGCCTTAGCAAGGCTTAGTTTTATCCATAGTCTTGAGCATTTTGTCAATCACGAACAGTTGCACAAGCGGGCTATGTGCAAAATGTACAGCTTGGTCCCGTACACGCTGCTTCATTGCTCGGAGGACAGTAGCCAGCCTTATCGAGTTGGCGCGGACATCGGTGCCTTTCTTGGCGCGTATTACGCTGCCTCTACAAACGTGCAGCGTCTTTTAGCTGGCCCGCAGTCCCACGCCCAAGACGGGAGAACTTTGTGGGCTGAGGCTGGATTACTCCGGGGACTTGGTCCATATGGTAGAGGGGAACATCCAACCATTTTCCACGAATTTCGTTCCGCTCAAAACAAACTGGGGGAGGATATGGTCAGGGAATCCAGAAGGGAAGATCCAGATCAATCCCTGCAAATTCGCCTGCAGGACATCCGCAGAGCATATAACAGCAAGGTCTACGACACACTGTCCACAGAGGGCTATACTAACGACGAATCGCTAATATCTGCGATTAGTGCAGATGAGTTATTTGCGTGTGATAATTGGAGAGCATGGACTTAGAGAAGCTGAATATAAACTAGAGACGCCTCTCCCCGCTGGCTGTACCGGCGGGGGGAGGTTACCTCGGAACCCACCCTTATTAGCAACCACCGGATTATGCCTGCGCCTCCCGGTTGGTTCTCTGCGGAAAATCGCAGTTTGTGTGTTCTGGACGATGCGGAGGCGCATTTGAGCACAGAAATACCAGAGTCGTGGACCGCACTAGAGGCGGAATACGGTGACAGGCTGCTAGGGCAGCTACAGAACCGAGAATGGCGCTCAGTACACAGCCGGTACGGCGAGCGCTTCAACATGGACTACGACGAGATAGTCGCTTGGGGCAAGTGGGTTAGAGGGCTAAGGGCTGCCCCCAAAAAAGAGGAACAACCGGCTGACGAAGATGGTGCTGATAACACATCTTACATTAGCGATACTCGTTACTGGTATGACTCTGAGAGGGACGTTTACGTCACCTTTATCCCAGGGGTTCCTCAACCTTTAGAGGTTCCAGGGGAAGTTCACAGAGACATGCTGAAGGCCTACTCAAACTTTGACGGGAATCCATCTACCATCAACGAGATCTGTCGTGAGTTCAAGATGCCACGCCCGTGGTTCGAGAAGTACAAACGGATACACGGGTGGACCAAGGATCATGAGCCATTTACTCCAGATGAGATGATGGAGCGAGATGAGGGGGAGCTTGTGGATGAAGCCCTCCAGCTTCGAAGAGCCACGTTCTACCGCAAGTTTGAGCAGGAGAAGTGGAAAGAGGTACAGGCTGAGGCTAAGAAGTGGCGTGAGTTTGAGTCTCATGTATTTAGGAAAATCGTGGAGGTCATCGGGGGGCGGACACCACCCAAGCCTGTCCAAGTTAAGATCAAACCGGCTCGGGCACCCTATGCCGCCGTTGTTGGCTTGTCTGACTTCCATTGGGGCAAGTACTCTGATGGCGAGAACTGGGAGTTCTACGACAGGAAGATAGCTAGAAAACGGCTGTTCTCCTGCACAGAGGACGTCTTGTCCAGACTGATTCAATTTGGGACACCCGATAAGTTTATCGTCCCAATAGGAAGTGACTTCCTAAATATAGACAACGATCAGAAGACAACGACCAGGGGCACTCCGCAGGACTCAGACGGAAATTTCTATGACATCATAGAAACCGCGTGTGTTCTCATGGAAGAGTGGATCGAAACACTGCGCCAGATTGCGCCCGTTGAGCTTGTGCTCATGAGTGGCAATCATGACCGCGCCATGGGTTACGTTTTACTGCTGTACCTGGGGGCGTTCTATAAAAACGCAGCAGACGTAACCGTAGTTAAAAACAAACAACCGAGACAGTACGTAGCTTACGGCAAGAACCTAATTGGTTTGGTTCATGGTGACACCGTATCAAAAACCAAAGATTTAGCCGGTCATATGGCCAGGGAAGCAGCAAAGGAATGGGCCAAGTGTCCTTACCGTACGATCTATACAGGTCATTTGCATTATGAAAAAACGGAGACCGATGTAGCATATGGAGTAACGCGCCGCCAACTTCCTTCCCTGTCTGGCCCCGACAGGTGGCACGCACGATCCGGCTATGTTGGGGCCCCTAAAAGCCTCCCCTTGTATCTTCATGATAAAGAACGCGGCCTAGTTGCTGTTATCCACGGCCCACCATTTGAGTAAAAAATGGGCGGGGGGTTATTTCCCCCGCCCATGTTTATTCACCCCAAATACCGAAGAGGTCGTCAGTCCACTTCCCTCTAAGGAGGTTGTACTTTATTTTTAGCTGCTCATCGCTGTCTTTTGGGTACATATCCTTGATGTCCCTCATGACTGCCCCGAGCCGCTCGTCTGTCTCATCGGTGGCCAACGGGAGAGCACCGTCTACCACAGAGCGGATGATCGACTCTTTGTCTTTCAAGGGTGGGGTCATGTCGCCTGTCCCGAAGTGAAAAGGGTCGATAATCTCAATACCCGATCTGTTTGGGATGACCTCTTTGTTCCACGCCTCCAGACGTTCATTCTCCTGCCGAAAGAACTCCAACTGCCCCTTGAGGCCTTCCTCAGCCTCTTTGGTTAGATCGTTCTTCTCTCTAAGCAAGGTTTCTAATGCTTCTTGGCGACTCCCGTTGTCGGGACCACGACCGTACATGAATAGTCTAGCAGGATCGACATCTGTGTATCCCATAAACCATCGCGTCAACTCTGAGTACTTTTCGCTGCAGATGCCCCAATTTTGTATTGAGATAATCGGGTCTATGGCGGTAAGCGTCATTGTTGGATTAGACTTTGGGTCGTAGATGGACACCCGTGAGATTGCTCTCGGGTGAACCCCTCCGAGGAGGCTGCACGATCCCAACCTATCTAACGATGCCTCCCACATGTGTTGCCACTTTAGGATGTTGTTTCTGAAGAACTCTGTCTTTTCGACGTAGTCCCCATCCCACGGGAAGTTCTTGAACTGCTCTTCCGTGCCACCCTCTTTGACATGCTCTATCGTCATTCCTCTAGCAGCTTGTTCTAAGAAGTCCTCATCAGGAAGAAGCTTGAGCCTGCCGTCCCCGATGCCTCCGGCGATGTTTCGGCTTATGTCGTTGGCCAACCTTTGGACATCAACCTCAACGATTCCCCACTTCTCTCCCTCTTCTACTGCGCTGAAAGCGAAGTAAGGGGCGTACCCGCGAGTTAGGTATATTCTACTGTCATCAGAGGCTACGGTATGTTCCCAGTTTCCTTCTGATCCTGTTTTGTTTCTCGGCAATAGACCTTCTTTAATGGCTCGTCTAGCGACGGCCTCAGTCGTTCCGTGGTACAGCTTCATTACACACTCCATTTTTGATAAAGTAAGCGGCCATACGGCCATAGTGTCCTTGTAGTTCCCAACACGTCCCGTTGTTTATTAGGCGCTGAAAAAACACAATGGTCTCTTCATCGGTCATGTTTCCGGACTCGTAGTCCATGAACATCGCAACCTCAATCGCGCTATTTTTCTTAGGCGCTCCGTCCCCGGTAATACTCTTAGTATTATTAGAACTGATGGAAACTTCTTCTGGACAATTTTGTTCTTTCGTCATTGATTACTCCTTTGGTGGGTTAAATTGGTCGGTCTCGTGCGAGATCTCTCAAGAGGTTCGTAGGTACGAGGGCATGTCCTACCGAACAGTAGACATATTTAGAATAAACAGGGCCAAGTGCGCTCAAGAAGAACTCACTGGCCCTGCTTGGCGAATGCTATTGGACAAGGCTGGTGACCTTGAAGACTTTTGGGCCCAAGTTGTCCAGCACTTAATAGTAATAGCGAACGCTTCCAACATGAAGCCCGCTAACGCTTGAGAATGTCCTCAACCTCGCCCCTTGAGTTAACCGCCGTTAACGTGAAGGCGGTCAGTTCTTCAGGGATCACCTTGGCCGGTTCGTAGCCAAAGTAATACCGTGGGCTGTGTTGGAACATAAGGGAGCCTTGTGTACCCGTAGCCTTCTCGGTTACGGCCACAAACGGGGCAAGGAAACCGTCAACAACGAACCTCTCTTGAAGCTCTTGGGTGGTCCACACCTCGCCGTACTCCTCCTCTAAAGCCCCCCGATCCCTCGGGGAGCCATTTATCTTCTCTACAAGATCACGTCTTGTCTGTAGGTCTTTTTCCAGTTCCATGCCTTCCTTCTCCTTTTCTTCCCTTACAGCAGATCTCCCCATCATCATCAACGTACCAACCACGCTCAGCCCACACAGGGCCAATCAGGGGGAGGTCGTCACATTTGTGGTGCTCCTGCCAGGGACGTTGCTTTGCCCCGTTCTTGAGGCGCTCCCAGTTCTTACCGAAATTTTCTTCACCATGAGCCATAACCTCTTTCCACTTTTCTGAGTAGTCGGTTACCGGCATCTGTAGCTGGCGCACCGGCCAGCCGACGCAGCTAGGGTCCATTACGTACATGTGATACTGGTTTGCGGTGTCAAGAAGCTCTGCCTGGGGAGGGTACATTTGCATTCCCCAACAAGCCGTTCCACAAAGTTCTGATTTGATTCTGTAGAAATCTCTCCAGTCCTGCCACGGCTCCCTCGTATTAAGCTTTAATGAAAGCTCCACAATTTGTGGCCAGTTCTGTAGCCCAAGCTCTTCAACCATTTGTTTATGGGTAACCCCCTCCGGCAAACCCTTGCCTTGGCGGGTATGATCCCTTGGTGGGTAGTCGTAGACGAGCACTTGACACTTATCGTTAACCCAAACCTCTGTGGTTCGGACCATAGCGTCAATGGGCTCCGGCCAGTCAGTCCCCATCTGCTTACCGGGCCACAGTGGCTCCCAGTAATCGTCCGGCATTTGGACGTGTTTATGTTTCTTCGTCATCGTCGGTATCCTCGTACTTGATATTGAAGTAAATAAAAGCCACTCCGGCGGCTATAATCAGCACGGAGATAAATAGGTCACCCATCAAGGCCTCCCGGCAGGACAAAGCCTGCACAGGAGACCCTATGGGGATTTCTTTATAAATCAACTGTTGCGTTGTCTTGCGGCGCTTCTAGCTCCGCAAGGTGCTCTGCAGCAAGGAAGTCGATTAGATCTCGAAGCTCTGAAATTGAATAGGGCTTCTTTTTCGTTCCACGACTATGGATGTACTTATGACATTCATAGCAAACTGGAATGAGATCATTTACATGGTCAACCGTGTGCTCCTCACCATTCTTTGTATGGATCGGATTAACGTGGTGAACTTGGATGTATCTTTCGACAAGAGCCCCTAACTTGTGGTCTTTCCCGGGCGCATAGTCACACACCTGACAAACACAACCGTAGTGCTCCAAGCAAGCTGCTCGGGCCTTTGGACAGCGCTCATACTTGGTGAGCTTTACATCCTTAGCCTTGCCCTCCTTGAATATATATTTTCGGAGGAGCTTATGCTTCTGCTCACATTCTAGAGTAAACCCGTATTCATGCGCCCCCTCGTAAGCGGGCTCAGCATCGGGATTACAAATTACAGGCTCTATCCAACGTGTAACCATGACCCTCAACGGCTTTCCGTTGAAGGTTGAGTTTTCCCATAACTCGTACGGAATCCACTCTCCTGATTGCTCGTGGCCATCGGGGAACTTTTTAGCGCCAGTCCAGTAACGATGGTCGTGACCACGTCTCCATCTGCGCTTCTTTTCCCACGAGAACCCGGGGCCGCTAGTAACACTTCTTTCTTCGCGTTCACCAAGATAAGTAATGTTTCTACCGCTAACCCTTCCGAGCATTGTTTTGTAGTGTCGAGCTTTCTTGCTTTTTGGTTTCTTGCAGTTCTTCAGCTTAGTCCGCCACTTACGTCTTTCGTTCTGAGCCTTTTCATCCTTCCTAAGGCTAGGGGACTCAGTTTGTAAGTACATAAGCATTGCAGCAAAGACCCTGTATATATGCATAAAGGTCTCGCCGTTCTGTATGTTCTTACTGGTCTCAAGATCAACGCCGGGGGACGATGCGTTGCGCTCAGGGTTCCCGCACACGAAGGAGACATAGTCACCAACACAGTCGTGATCCCTGAAGCAATTGACGAGATTCAGCTTAAAGAAATACTTGGAGCCAAACTCGCCGTCCTTCCCTTCGGCATGGATAAAGAACAAAAGCGTATCTACGTCTGGGTCTGTATTATCACGTAATACGTAGAATCCAGATATGGGGTAGTAGCATTCGTCATACAGGCTCCACAGCTTCCAACCGCTCTTTCGGAGGTTGGTGTAGAAGCATGGGAAAGGCATCTTTCGTAGCTCTTCTAGCCCTACTCTACTTACGTCTGTAGCGTCTAACTTTTCCTGCATGATTCTGGGCATACAGAAAATCTGCTGGCCCCACTTTTTATAGTCAAGCATGCAGTGGACTTCGTTCTTGAAGACCTCGTCAAACTTTCCTTGTACAAATTCGGTCGCAAGCCAGTCAGCAATAGCGTCATTGCTCATGCCTGCTTCACTTATATGGGTTGCTACTTCGAGCGCCCGATTAACATCGGGCTGCCACTTTTGTAGCCAGTCGAAATGGGGCTCTGGGTATGAAGGGTCCATTATTCTGAAGCCCACCCAAAGAACAGGTAGATCCGCTGATCTTCAGCGAGCTTCTGTTTCTTTTCATATCCCCTGGAGGTATCAGTTATGTCGATACAGCCAGCGGGCCCCCATTTATCATCGACCCTCGGGTCACCGTTATCCACCAATTGGTTGGCGAATTCGTAAGCATCCTTACCTTTTGGCAAGGTTATTAGATTAAATTTGTCCTTCTCAGCAATTGATCCGGTATAGCCTTCGTGCCCATGAGCGTAACTCGCTTCCTGGACGGCGCACCTAAAAGCCTTTTCAGGCTCCACCCCAATAGCTTCAGTGAAGAACACCGCTGCTCCCATGATACCTCCTATTTTCTGTGTCTCAGTCTCAGCATTCGTCTTAGAGAGCGCCACCACCGTTTAATGAGTCGGCCAAGCGCTTTGAATTTATCTCCCAACCAGAGAATGGTTTGAGCCAGTTCTTGGGCAGATTGTTTATCGTGGATGATTGGCATTATGCGACCTCCTTCTTTTTTCTATAACGCTCTCTCGCGTTCTTGTTAGAGCACGTCCTGGAGCAGTACTTAGACCGCTCCCTGGAAGGGCTTTCACAAGAACGCCAAGCGCATAGGTCTTGTTTTATTACCGCATCATACCTTACCTCAATTACTTGAGCAGGCCTATCAGCGAGTGGAGGTCTTTTCGAGCACCTATTATACCAGCACTCCTTTGCCGCAGCAGGGAGCCGAGCGCCTGGGCAGTGTCTACCACATACCCAGGTATCAAAAGTTACCCATCTGGCTTCTTGTCGTCGCATGGTTTCCAATCCTTAAGGGGCACAACTTCTCGTTGAACCGAAGCTATCTCATTGAGGCAGTCTTCGAACTTCTTCTCTATTGTTATGAATTCTCGCACCCTCTCTAAATATCTAGAGAGCACTTCTCCATTTGAGTTCACGGGAACGATATATCCAAAATCGTTGTCCGTGTTTAATTCGTATACTTCGTTGTCCCACCCGATGACTATACCCGCAGTGTACTCATCTCCGTGGCCTTGTAGGGCTTTGAATCTGACCCCTGCGTTTGCAGCCGCGCATAGAGCATCGTTGAGGCCGTAGTTTGCTTCGTAAAACGTATAGACTATTCCCCCGGAGGGGGTGCGATCCTCATCCTCACCGTCATGGAGCAGGTCGCTGTGTTCGGGGATCTTGTCTATATCGTCTGGATGAAACGTAACTTGGAGCCAGCATCGGTCACCCATAATGCTTCTGCTCACAATCTGAAGAGGATACGCCCACCAACTGGGATGTACTGGCACGCATTACTCAGCGACCATCATCATAGGTGAGGCAAACGGGCATGCTGGGCAGCCGAGGTACGTTCCTTTTCCCTTGCCGCCTTTAAGGAGCGGCTGTTCTAGGCTAAGCGATATTTCCATAAGTTGCTTACAGCCACAGTTCGGGCAGCCTTCTTTGGCTACTTTCTCTGGGGCCGGTTTAGCAACAGGGGTACTTGTTGGTTTCCCATCAGGGAGACCGTAGTCCCTATTAAAGTCCATTGTTTCCTCCTAGCTGTTTGTGGACAGGACAGGGAATGTCCAGTCCTCGTGGTCGTTGGAACCAGTGGTCACGCCCCCAAACAGGGCACCACCGTTGTTTCCTTCATCGTCTTGAGAAGGGAAGACGTATGACCCGTCTTCGAACTCAATGACAAGAGGCCTATGGTACCAGTCCATCGATTCAGCCTCTTCGCTTGTTAGGTATCGAACAGCGGATACACGCTTACCGTGTAACCGTTCATGTGCGTAGTTGGTCCAGTAAGAATCTTGCTCTTCTCTTGGTATTGTCATTTCTTCCCTCCAAATTGTTTATCTACTTTCCTAAGCCAGTCCCAATCAATGGCGCTACAGATCTCGTTGTCACTAAGCTCGTGACCTTCCTCTGTGGCGGCATCTAGGACCATAACGACGGCTCCGACCGCCTCTTTTTCTAGGTGGTCGATATACTCGCCCATATCCGACTTGGCATCATCCACCCCCACGGCGTAGGCCTCGTGGATGACGTACTCAAGCATCCTATGGATGCCCTCAATGGGCTCACCCGAAGCGGTTACCTCGTTGTGCAATGTCTCTTCGAAGTCCTCTAGGTAGGGGTACTTCTCGTAGATTTTGTCGTACAGCGCCGCCAGGGGGGTGTCCCCTGTCACGTAGTCAGGCGGGTCTTGGTCGTTTGGTGATTTAGTCATCATCAAACCCCACTACTTTGTAGCCCTTGTCTTCTATAAACTCGATGGCTTCTTGCTCTATAGCGTCACCAACCATGTTTGCGTCGTAGTCTTTACTTGTCCCGTCCGGGTGGTTGTCTACCCACCCAAGAGACTCCGCGAACTCCAGGGTCTCCCCGAAGCATTCATAGTTATATATTTTCTCTGTCATACACTCATCCTTTCGTTCGTTACTTCTGACTGATACCAGCGGAGTTCCGCCCGGTTTATCCATTGGCTCTTGCATTCCGCGCATGAGCAACGTTCATATGCCTCCGTCATGGGAGGCTCTTCGTCATTGCCTAGCCCTTCGCTTTCGATATTATCGCTAGCGCAGACCGGGCATCTCTTAGGGATTACGGTGTCCTCAAAACTCACAGGGTGTACTCATCGGGTCACCGAGGTCATTCAGGGTCTCACTCACCCAAGTAAGTAGGTCGCAGTGTTCAATTTTATTGGGTGTGACCACCGCTGCGAGGCCCACCACGTACCTGTACTTTTCCGCGCCTGACTCCATGAACGTGATGGACCAGCCATCAGCAATATGCGGCTGAATCTCTTCGTAGATATCTAGGTCGAAACACTCATCGTAATCCTCATCCCATTTACAGTTCGGGATGCTCCCACAGTCACTGTTAGTCCCAAAAAGGAACCCATAGAGTTTACCGTGCTCCTCTGTTTCGCGGGTGATGACCTCTGCTTCAGAGACCTGCTCAGCCCACCGGAGGAACACCGCCTCGTCTTTAACTTTCACGTAACTCGTTCGAGCCGTTGCGTAATAATTTGCCATACGGCACCTCCTCAAAAGAAGGTGCCCGGTATTACACCCCGGACACCTGTTAGTAGTTATTTTTCTTCTTCTGTGCGCGTTACAATCTTTTTGCGCACCATAGCCCAGGAAGCGTCAGCCGCGTGGGCGTTTGCCTGTGGGTACGGACACGATTCCCCCGAATAGACGGGGGAGGTCTCTTTAGGAACAAACTCGAAGGTCGCCTTCACGGCCTTCCCATCGGTAGACCAATCGTTGTACCAGATCTGGGCATCAACCCACACCACCAGCGGCACCATATCCTCAAATTTTGGGTTGCCTATGTCACCGCGTGCGTACTCCCCAATTTCATGGTTCGGGAAGCGCTCCTGCGCCTCCGCTTTACTATGAAACACCTCATGGTCACTGTACCCGTCAAAACGCTCTACGTGGTCGTCCCACTCTTCTTCGGTCATTATGGGCTGGTAATACGTGCCGAACACGTCGTGTAGCCCTGACTCTTTGTAGTACGCTTTTCTTGCAAGGTAGTCTTTTTGCTTTTCACCTACATTACGTCTCATTACTTTTGCCCCACAACCTTTACTGGTTGACCCCGTCGGTCCATCACAGTGAAGAATGAATGGGCGGCAGCAACGCTATCGAGTAGGAAAGTCCGCAGGTCCCAATCTCTACGTTCCGGCCTGTCTCTAGCGGGCACCCACACCACAACGGGTGTGTGGTCCACAAACCTAGGACCCTCAATGTCCCCACCAGAGAACGTCTTAATCTCACAGTCGGGAAAGGAGTCCCGGCAAGCCTCCTTACTGTGATAGACATCGAAAGATGTTAGTTGACCCTCGGGGAGTTCCCCATCCACTAACGCTGGTTGGTAGTACTCTCCGTATACCTCATATAGTTTTGATGTGTTGTCTGTGTATGACACTTCATTTTCATTCCTTCGGTACGCTGGGGCCGCACCCTTTAGGTCCCCGGGGCGTTTTCCCGCCCCGTGCCTAGCACCTAGAGTTCATCTCCATCGCTAAGAGCTTCTTCATCTAAAGCCCGTTGCTCTATGTAGTCCCTAAAGGGCATACATTTGTGCCCCGGCTTCTCAGCGTAGGCTACGTAGTCCATTAGGATGGCCATGATCGAATGCTCGTTCCATCCCATGCGATCTCTATATTCGTTAATTAGTTCTTCCATTAATCCTCCCTACCAGTCCCACGTTGGAAGTAGTTCTGGGTCTTCGTTACAGTCCCTGTCGAATAGGAGCAGGGTACATTCAGCTTCGTATGCCAGCGTCAGGGCTGGCGTGATCCACTCTGGGACACCATCTCCGGGTTCTGAAACCCACACCACAACACCGTATTCAAACGGTACAGCGCGGAGACCTCCGAAGTCCGGGTCCTGGTTTGGCATGTGCGCCGTTGAGAGCGCCAGTACCTTTTCAACGTATGAGTGCATTTGCATTAGTAGTCCTCAGGCAGAAGAATTGTCGTCACTGAGCGATCCCATTCAGTGATGACCCAGAACTTAGTTCCGTTTTCCGCGTGGTAGACTGACAGCAGCCGCTCGCCGTTCTTTAGAGCGGCATCGTTAGACTTGCTGTCCTCATCGCAGCAGTCGCCCCAGTCGCCCATTCGGTGCCGCCCTAGTGCGCTCTGTGCTTCTTTAGTGTGCGCGTCACCGAGGGTGTTCGCGAAATTTGCGGTTGTCACAATCTGCCCAAGCTTGAACAGTTGCCGTTGGATGTCTTCCACGGGTTACTCCTTTGGTAAAAAAGAAGCGGGGGAAAATGATTTCCCCCGCCCCGGTTTGTTTAATGATTTACTCAGCTAGTACCAAGCATGCATTCCGTGCCCAGCCTTGCCCCAAAACTCACACCAAGACCCCGCGTCTTCAACGATTTTGATCTGATCTTCTATGGAATCTTCGTAAGGGTCCTCAGGTTTCGCATCTAGTAGTTCTCCGTTCTTTGTTGCAATCTCTTTAAATGTTCTTGCAGCTTCCTTTAGCCTTTCTCCGTAGGAGGCAAGTGCTTTTGGGTCGTGGTTGTCGTAAGCCTCATTTCTGAGATCATCATCCAACCACTCGATGTAATTTAAGCACTTTCCACGGAAAGACTCAGGTCCAGCAGCGATGCCTGTGACCGAACCAAAACCCTCTTTGTTCTTAGCTAGCTCGGATACACGCATTCCTGTGCAATGCTCTAGATAATCTTCCTCAGTTGGAAACCTGGACAGGAACTTTTTACGGTCGTCTCGTTCCGGGAGACCGCTTATTTCCTTGTAATAATCTCTAACATGCTTGTCTGCCTCCGGAGATTCCCCAACCATTGGGGCTCCGAGGGTTTCGAGAGGACTAACCACGCACGCAGAGCGCACGAATTCCCACTCTTTGATCTTCTCACCTAACTCCTTGGCTACGTCTGTCTCCGAAAATTCCTCGGAGAGCGGGTTTGGGAAGAACGAGGGACTCTCCCTGCCATCCAGGAAACTCGCCCAAGCTTCATCATGTTCATTGCGAAGACGCTTAATATGCGCGTCCGCAAACAATAGGTTTTCTTTCTTGTCCGGGATCTCTTTGTCTCGGACACACCAATCTAATCCCATGGTACACACCTCCTTTTGGTTGTTTATAAAGTAGCCCCTTCAGGCCTCCAGTATACTTATACTGAAATACGTATTATGTTTGCTGTAATGAGCGTAATGATGTATACATCGTACTGGTCTAGTCGTCCACGGCGGTTGAGCTAACTATGGAAAAATTTTCAAAAACTGAGCTATCTACATGGTCGGGGGGAAAGTTTGACTTCACCAACCCCGATCCGGAGTCGGTGCACATAAGCGACATAGCCCACGCGCTTTCCTTGCAATGCAGGTTCAATGGCCACATAAATGAGTTCTATTCAGTGGCCGAACACTCAGTATTAGTGGCTGATATGCTTTTCGAAAAGCACGCCGACCCAAAACTGGCACTCACTGGGTTGCTTCACGATGCCGCAGAGGCGTACATCGGGGACGTTGTGTCACCCCTAAAGCACCTCTTGCCTGAATTTTTATTGTATGAAGCTGAGGTAGAAAAGTGTATATCTGTGAAGTTTGGTATACCATACCCCCTGCCAGATGAGGTAAAGGGAGCAGACAAAGCGGCGCTTAATCTTGAATTCACCTTGTTGGCCCCCTTCACGAAGAACGACCCCTACACACCAAGGAAGCCCGTAGACGCGGAGGCCAGATTCCTTAAAAGGTATTATGAACTTGTTGAGATTATTTCTGGAGATAGCGATGATCAAAACATCTGAACAGAGAGGCCTATGGGAGTTTGTCGGGAAAATTGTGGCAAACAAGATAGACAGGGAGAATGAAATAGGCCCATTTGAGATACTAGATAGCGATGCAGAAATACCGAGGCATATGGATTGCGCTAATTATGATCAGTGTCTGAGCTTTGCTGCTGATAGGAGGTGGTCTTCTTTTAGCTGCAGTGGCTGTCGAAAAACTAAACACGGACGTTTTGTTGCGGAGGCGAGAAACTTATGAGTACCCCCGAGGAGTATAATGCTAAATCTATGGAGAAGTACGGGTGGGATAGGTCGTGTCTAGACCTAGACCCCGGAGCCCCCATGGAAGAGGTCACTAGGGCCGTAATTGCTTTCCAAGAGGAACACGACCTTGACCCTGATGGCCTTGTTGGGCCCATGACATGGAGGAGGCTCCAGTCGGCAAATGAATTACGCCTACACGAGAAGTACCCAGACGCTAAGGGGTTTGTACTCGTTAACGGCGAACCAGTTCCTGTGGACTTCCCAGCCAAGATGTGCGCCCCCTCCTCGGCGTTCTCGTTGATTGGGTTAGGAGGCCACTCCACGCGCCCCGCTGACCGTAAGCCCACTCAGGTTGTATGGCATTGGGATGTGTGTCTGAGTGCCGCCTCTTGCCACAGGGTATTGAAGCGAAGGAAGTTATCTACTCACGGTGCAATCGATAATGATGGCACCTTCATTCAGTTTCTAGACTTCGCCCTTCACGTTGGTTGGCACGCTGGTGACAGGCTGGTCAACAAGCGTTCTATAGGCATTGACTTATCCAATGCCGTGTATACAAAGTTCAATATTTATTACAAGCGTGGGTGGGGCCCCCGTCCCGTGATCAAGGCAACAGTTCATGGACGGGAGCACACCCTGCTTGGTTATTATGAAGCACAGCTAGCAACGGCTGGAAGGGTAGCTGCTTTGGTCAACAACCTATTTGATATCCCACTTCAGTCCCCAGATAGCACCACTGTAATAAAAAATCCAGAGGACTATGAGGGCCATATCGCGCACTATCACATAACAAAACGCAAGTGGGATGTCGCAGGATTCCCATTTAATGACGTTTTGGAGGGAAAGTACAATGAGTAATAAGAAGAAACAACCAGACCTTAGCAAGCTTAAGCAGCGGATAAAAAGCCCTGAAGATGAGCCTGGGGAGAAGGCCGCCCCACCCGTGCCGGAGGGCCCTTCTATTAAGCCGGACACTATGCGGCAAATCGCCAGTTATGCGCGTGATGTAGAGAAAGCTCGCGCAGAGGAGGCGATTGAGGAGCAGGAAGTTGCAAGGGTTGAACTGACGGATGTCAATGAAGAAGCTGCCATCAACTATACCGAGGACAACACTTTCTATCGGCAGACTCCCTCAGATAACCCAAACGTAAGAAAGGCCATTGAGGACCATTGTTCAGAAATGGATTTCGCGGATTTGATTATTACCGGAAGGGTGTCACAAGAGGTTCCGATTCTTCCCGGGAAGCTTGAATGTGAATACCAGTCTCTTCTTGCGAGTGAGAATTTTTGGATTGAGCGGGAGGCAGAGAAGCAGGGAACGAGTGATTGGGCCCTGAGAAGCTGGATGGGCTACGCCCGTTTAGCGCTGTCGCTTGTGGCAATTAACGGCAAGTCGATTGGGAGTCTCGGCAGCGCACCCAAGAAGGGGGAGATTGACAGAGCCGCGTTCGAAGACAAATTTCAGAAGATCATGAATATGGGCGAGAAGCCTATTGAGTATCTTCTCGTTAACCTTAGCTGGTTTAATGACAGGGTTGATCGTCTCTCCGAGAGCGACTTCGAACAACTAAAAAATGGATAGAGTCTCCTCTGGGCTGGGCGCGGGCCAATTTGTTTTACGACCTTTTGGAAGCTCCACCCGTAC